ACTCTTGATTAATACTTTATATTTAGTAGTTTTATATCTTATACAAAATGCTGGACTTGTGTAATTAAATATACATACATAGAAACATAGACCGAGTCTAGGGCTGGGTTCTGGGGGTGTCAACCCGCTACCCCTACTTCCCGTTTAGAGATCGTATATGCGGCATTCCAGGGCGTCTGGGTGACGGGAGCAATAGTCGTCCCAGAAACGGTCATGCGAGGTCTTCTCGGTGAGCTCCCGGAGTGCTTCGGTGTCGAGGGTACCCTTCGCCAGGCTCTGGGTTAGGGCGTTCATGGCGTCCATCTTGACGTTCTCGCTCATCCAGTCGAAGACAGTCCGCTCCCGCTCCTGTGTCCAGAAGAGTTGAGGGCGGTACCAGGGCAGGAGGTCGTAGTTGGACTTGTTGCCGTTGCAGTTGACGCACGCACGGCTTAGGTTCCAACGACGGGTTGGACCCCCCTTGCTACGGGGGATGATGTGATCGAGTGTGAATTTCTTGGAAGCTCTTCCGCAGTAGGCACACGTTCCGTGTCCTGGGTAATCCTCAAGGATGGAACGTCGGAAGCTTCTTATCGCATCGGCTGGTCGTAGTTCGTGAAGGTTAAAGAGCAGTTCGTCCGAGGACTGCGCCTTCATCGTCTATTCGATTGCCACACACCTAGATTACCTAGGGGTATATCTTAATGATTATCCAGGGCGCTCCATTTAATGTGCGTATAAAGCTTGTCTGTATGGAATCGAGCACTCTTAAGTTGTCGTTTTTTAGAACTCCCGCATACACAAGTCCATCTAGCGTTGCTTTTAAGTAGTTATCCAAATCCCCCCTTTTTGTTTCTCCATTGAAGATAATCGATATGTGGGACACATGACTCAACGGCTCTTTTAGCCACTCACGGCGGACGATCTGGGCGAAGTCGTCGAGCCACTCCTTGTACTTCGGGTCGTTGTAGACGCAGCCGTTGCTCCGGAAGCGTGGGCGGCAGGCTGGTCTGGGAGCGATCTCAGCCCGGAGTAGTAGGAACTCCTCTTCATGCATGGTGTGTCTCCACTACCGGTCGGGTTTCAATAGTCCTTGTATGACGACCGCTGCAAGTATTTATCTCTGTCAGTACTGCATTAAATGAAAGAACAGCCCTGTGCTCATTTACTGGTAAAACCCCGTGGCGCATTCTGGACGGCAGGAAAACTAAGTCTCCAGTCTTTACTTCTAGTGGCGTGGCGACATCATCGCCGTTGCCCAGCGGGTACTCCTGCCACAGATTCTCTGTCAGGAGTATCACGGGAGAGGGGTTGCTGGTGAAGTAATAACTCCCCGACACAAAGGAGAGTGGGTGGGTGTGTGGGGCGAGGTGCTGCCCTGGGTCAGACTGCGTTATCCACATTGAAACCACGGTTAGCTTTCCGGGTATCAGAAGGCCCTCTATCAGTCGCTGACCTTCTGTCTCTATCCATCGAGTTAGAGGCAGAAAAGCTGACTTGTTGTGGATATCCTGTTTTGTTATTAGGTTGCCTGCTCCTTGCCTATACTCCAGGTTTCTGTAGTTGTTCAGACATACATCTACAAAGCTTGGGTCGTTTTTTCTGTACAGGTGTTGGGGCGTAACATGTATCCTTTCCATCAGTTCCATCCCAGCGCCTCTGCGGTGATGGGAAATTTGGCGCAGAAGATATGCCGGATCTCTTCTGCGATCAGGCGATGCTCGGCTTGCGTGTCGGGCTGCGCTCTCACTTGGATGTAGTGGATGAAGGAGCGCACCGAGCCCGCCATGTAGACGGTGGTGGGGGTGCAGACCGGCAGGATGCGCCGGGCTGTTTCCTTCGCAATACCTGCGTTGAGGAGGGACTCATAGGTGTCGTAGGCCAGATCGATCGCTTTCTGCGCGACGTCCTGAGCTGTGTCCTGCTCAGCAGTGGTGAGGTCGTCGAAGCTGTTCTGGCGGTTCTTGCGGTCCTGGCGGCGGAAGTGGGGGACCTCGCCTTTGGCGGTTTTGGCGTAGCGGCAGGAGAACTGCTGGAAGGCGAAGCTCCGGTGGCGGCAGATCTGCGCGGCGACGTCGAGGGTAGTTTCTATGCGGATGCACATGAAGGCGAGCTCGAACGGGCTCCAGTGCTTGTGCTCGATCAGATAACGCAGGAGCTTGGGGCCGGTTTCCCAGTTCTCGTCGTTTGCTTGGTTCGACACACGGGCGCATTTGACGATCAACCGCTCGGCTTCAGCGGTGGAGTGGACGAGGGTGACGGGGCGGTCAAGGGCGACTCCACCGTCTTCGGGGCAGACTTTCAGGCCGGGGAGAGTCGTCATGGATCGAGGAGGTTGAGGCGCATTTGCAGCACGGTCTGGTCAATCACGCTGCTGTTGTCGAATTTGACGGCGTAACTCGGATAGAATCCGTTGTTCTGCTGTTTCCAGGTCAGCCCGACAATGGTCCCGGTTCGGGGTTTTCCGAATGTCGTAAGGGCTGAGGCGTTCTGACGGCGGTAGACTCGCTGTCCCACCTGATAGAGGTGCCCAACGATGTCGACTTCCTTGCGGGAGTGCGCCTTCTGCGGCGCTTGCTTGCTAAACCTTTCTTTGGGGGCCACGTTTTCTGATGCAGACGGAACGAGGGAGTTACGACTACGTCGACGCTCAACACAAACGAGTGCGTTTAAGCGTCGGGTTCCTTGATGCCGGGGGCGGATTGACGTTGGAGGTCAAGGAGGGCCACTCCCAGCAACCACTCCCTGGCACCCTTCAACCCGATCTTCCCTTGGAGGACACTGAACATCCCCGCATGGTTGCGTAGGTATTTGATCTGCAGTAGATCGGCTGATGTCGCCGTCTGTGTTGCAGTAACAAGTTGAGAGAGGGTTATTGGCATAGCGTTCATTTGCCCGGGTCAGGGCGTTGATCACCTCGTCCGTGCTTGTTTCGTAGAATAAAGCCATTTGATCGATCGAGAACTTGTGCTGTTCTTCGATCATGTCGATGAGAAAGAAGTCGGCGATGCGTCGGCTCATTGTTAACTATGCCACATGCGAACTGGTGGGCATTGAGATGTTGGAAGGGAGTTTGTGCTTGTCATGCCAGTCCTCCAACTTCTCAAGGAAGTGGCAATAGAGCTGGTTAATGTCGTTGCGTTTCAGCTCATGGAGCTGGCAAACCCGGTTGGGCATCGCGACTGCGATCAGGCCACGCTTGATACAGAGTCCTTCACGGCGGTAGGTGAAGTTGGCAGCCTTGATGTAGGCGGCGACTTGCATCTCGTAGGCGTAGAGCTTGGGGCCTGTTACAGGCTTGTTCGCCGTTTTGAAGTCGATCAGTGTCGGTTGATCGTCGTCATCAGGCATGTAGCCGATGCAGTCACAGGCTCCTGCATAGTTGTCGCTGTTCCAGATGGCACCCTCCAGCAGGAGCGGCTTTTCGATACCTTCAAGGAATGGTTTCAGCGAGTTGTAGAAGGGCTGGTAACTGAAGTGAAACTCAGGGTCTTGGCCAGTTAGCAGCTTTACCTCGGCGGAATCGTGGGTCCAGGTGCCGCGTGCAGAGGCGCGGTTCAGGATTTCGGTGGCTCGATGTTCACCTTGCCACTTACGCCAGCCGTCGAATTTGCTGTCGTCGCGGAGGACTGTGGTGACGCTCGGCTTGTAGCCGAGGGGTGTGGCGTACACCCGATGGCCATTGACCGTGGTGCGTACAGCTTCGTATTTTGGGATCGCTTTGATCCGTGCCGGTGGTGTGTCTACCATTCCAACCACCCAGTGGCGATGTACTTCTCTCCGCTCAGGGGCTGGTTGCCCCTGTGCATGTGAGTGAAGCTGGCAGGAGCAAGTAGTACTCGACCTTTTTTTGCCTGAACCCGAAGCGACTGGTGCAGAAATTCAGTCTCACCACCTTCCTCAACATCGTTTAGATAGGTGATGTAGAACATAAACTTGTGGGCTGTGTCACGACTGGCCTGTTCACAATGCCAAACGTGGTATCCCTGACCTGGGGCCGTTCTTTGCAGCTTTACAGCGTTGAAATGGGTGGGCTCCATTCCTATAAAGCCGCCCATCTCAGTCTTGTAATGCTCAAAGCAACAGCTGACTGAATGCACCAACGTCATGGCTCCTCGACCATCGGATAAGACCCATCTTTCGTCGGGCGAGTTGTAGTCAATTGAGTCGTCGTCTATCAGCATTCCGGGCTTCACTCCTGCCCTTTTTCTATTGAATGCCAGCTGCAAGGTGTAGTTCAGTTCAAGGTCTTTGACTAGTAGGTCGCATAGCTCAGGGGCTATCGCGTCGTCGTAAACGCCAACGAACTGTTCGACGATTCCTTGCATAGCAAAAACGGATAAGGGGGCCGAAGCCCCCTGTCTGGATGTGGATATCAGGAGGCAGGCTTACCGAAGACTTCCTCGCTCGGGGCGCTCATGCAATATGCGCGGAGGTCACAGGTGAAATCTTCGTAGAGATCCACGATCTCCTGGGCGGTCTCTTCGGGAGGGAGAGCGATCAGGGTGTGAACGGTGTCGTTCATGGTCGAGCCCTTACGGGACCACTCGATGTCGTAACCGCGAGGGTCGCCGTAGCGGGGGTTCTCACAGAACTTCTCGAACTGCTCTCGGATAGAGACCTGGGTGAAGTTCCAGATTTGGAAACGGCTTTCCCCGTAGTTGTAGACGACCATCGCAACGAAGGTCTTCAGGATCGGGGTGCCGTCCTTGCGAACAGCAGCAGTCTCAGGGATTTCCTCGGCAGGGGGCTCGTCGAAGCCGGCTTCATTCAGAGCTTCGGCGTCCCAACGCATTACGGCGCGCTTCTCCTGACCATCGACGGTTTCGGTGAACCAGCACTCCCATCCCCATCGGCAGGGGGACATCACGCGAAACTCGACTTTCTCACCGTCTTTGGGGACGGGGAGGTAATTACCGGAAGAGGCGGCGCGCTCAAGAGCGGCTTGCTTCTCCTTCTCCAGACGGGTGCGGAGCGCCGTCGGAAGAAAGCTGTTGGTCGTGGTTGCTTTGGGAGCAGTGCGGGGGCGGGTTGTGACGGTCATGGTGAATAGGGGCTGTAACGATGACGTTGGTGAGAGCTTCCAGCTGGCGCAGTAGGCGCTCAAGCACTTCCGAAGGGGAGAGGCCTTTGCGCTCTGCTAGTCCAGACAGGAACGAGAAGGAGTGATCTGTGAGCCAGACGGTCCTTCGTCGCTTCGCCTCCCCGTATTGCCGAGATGGCATAGGGCGGATGCGAATGTCGCCATCCTAAGGGGGATGGACGAGGCATGCAACTCCGTTTGGATGTATCAGTATTTCTTAAGGAGCTCGTCGGTCAGCTCGGGGACCGTCCGGCGGTACTCGAAGACCTTTGTCAGAAGCTTGCCTAGGTCTGTTAGACGCGCTTGGAGGTCTTCAGGCGCCCAGACCGCTTGGCCCACGATTACCTCGCGCATTTCAGCGCGGACTTCTGGATCGGTGGAGTACTTGTCGACAACACGGTGCAGGTCGTCGATCAGGTCCCACCTCGCCTGAACCATCATCCGGCGGATCAGGCGGCCGGCGTTGTCGCTGATGATCTTGGCCTGGTTCTCGTTGAAGTCCACGACGTTGAGGTCGATGGGTACGGGGACCAGACCGGTGAACACCTCAACCATGTAGCCAAGGCTGGCGGGGTTCCCCTCGGGGTCCCGCATGATCTCGGCCTTCTCAACTAGGGGAGCGAGGTTGCCGAAGGTGATCTCGGCGCCCTTGCCTTTCTGGTAGTCGTCGATGGCGCGCCAGAGGTATTCCAGGGCGACGAAGCTCCGGGGGCCGGGGCTTTTCAGACGGGCGGCGCGGAGACCAGCGATCTGGCTGCTGTGGAGGAATGCTTTATCGCCTGTGACGTGCTTGCAGAGGCCAACCAGGGTGGGATGGGACCAACCGTTGCCGTCCATGACCCTGCTGAACCAACGCGAAAAGCTGATCGCGCCTTGGTCCATGGTCTCCTCTAACTCCGTTCTGCTGGGACGGGGAGGTGCGGTTAGAAGCATGAGTCCGCGCCTTGGGATTTTGGTCTGGACTGGATCTTAGGCAGCAATGGACAGTTTGGGAACCTCATGCTGCAAATTTGAGTCTTGATCCAAGACTGGACAGCTTCCGTACGATGACCTCGTATGGATATGGCTTTTATGTTCGGACCTAACCTGGCGGCGATTGAGCAGTTGCGTCGGGAGATGCTCCCCGCAGACTGGAAGTGGGTTTTGGTGAGGGGGAAGGCGGCCTTCGGGGCTGGGACCTCCAAGGATCCGCTGTCGCCCCAGGAGGCGTTGTCCAAGTGGGAGGAGCTCACCCACCGGACAGGTATCGGTGTGGTCACCGGCGACGCCAGTAACGGTTTGATCGCGGTTGATATCGATGGTCCGCTGGCGGAAGAGGCGTTCAAGGCCCTTCTAGGAGAGCAGTGGCCTGGCGTGGAGGATCCGGCGACTATGTCCTGGAGGGGCCGGCCTGGTCGTCGCCAACTGGTCTACAAGGTGCCCGACAGCCTGCGTGGGCTGCTCACCAACTTCACCAAGGCCCAGATGGTCGAGGAGCTGAAGGGCACCGATGAGGAGGTGTGCGTTCGATACAACGGCTGCTACTCGGTGATTCCCGGCTCTGAACACCCGGATACCAAGCAGCCCTACGAATGGATTTCGTACAACGAGGGCAAGGTTGCCCCAGCGCCGGGGTGGTTGGTCAACTTCCTGATGGATCAGGCGGAGCCCAAGGAGGTCCACAGCTTCCTACCGGCCTCGTACCTGGAGAAGAGCGATGCGGCGACGGAGTTCACCAACCGGCAGATGCGACGCCACTTCTTTATGGAGGGTGGTCTGCTGGAAAAGCTGACGGCGCATGAGAGCGCTTTCGATCAGCTCTTCTATTCAGAGGTGTGGGAAGAGGGGTTCCAGCCCCTGCAACCGGAGGGAGGCAACAGCGACGTGCTGGTCGGGGGGTGTCCCTTCCATGACAGCAACAGCGGGAAGAGCTTTGCCCTGTGGCCCAACCTCAACTGGTACTGCCATAAGGAGGAGACCGGTGGGGATGCGCTGCAACTGCTGCACGCCCTACGGACCCGGGATATCCACGCTGGTGATCCGGCGGGGGCGACGCTGGAGGGCTACCTGATCGAGATCGCTGGAGCCGTTGGGGTGAAGTACCCCGAGGACTTCCGTGATATCCAGAAGGTTCAGGAGGTCAAGAAGTACGACCCGATAGGCGGCCCGTCGTTCCTGGTGGCGGCGAACAACATCATCGAGCTGTTCCGTAACCCGGCGGAGCAGCGGTTGGAGCTAATGCAGCTCGCCCATGACTACGGGGTCCGGATGACGCCGGACGAAATCCTGCTGGCCCTTCAGGAGGACGTCGACTTCAAGACCAGCGGCACGCCTGTTGGACCGGAGGAGCGGCGGAAGCTGATCAAGGGCTCGGACTACCTGATCCCTGACCTGCTGAAGCGGCCCAACACCGTTCTGTTTCACGGGGATGGTGGCTGCGGCAAGTCGCTGGCCTGCCAGGTGATCGCCAAACACGTCGGTCGGGGACTTCCCTTCAAGATCCGTGGTGAGCAGGTGCCGGTGCGGGATGGTCTGGTGCTGTGGTGCAACGCCGACCAGAGCCCCGAGATCCTTGAGGAGCAATTCGAGGACCAGGGCATCCACCGCGACTCCTGGCTGCGGGTCTGGAACGGGTTCCGGATGAGCTACCGGAAGCGCTTGGTCGATGAGCTGAACCGCTATCAGCCCGCTTTGGTGGTCATCGACTCCCTCAGCGCGAGCCAACCGACCATCGACGGCAACAAGCAGATCGCCTCGTCAGGGCTGTACTGGCTGGAGAACAACAACGGGTTGCTTTGGCCGGCCACCTGCTTCTTGATCATCCACCACAACAACCGCCAGGGCGGATTCAGGGGGCACAGCTCGATTCGGGATGCCGTTTCAGAGACGTGGTCGATCCGCAAACTTGATGACAGCGAGGTCCAGAGCGACGAGTACGGCGATGAGTCCTTCCGAAAGCGTGTGATCACGATTGGGAAGAGCCGGAACGGCCGAGAGGGAGACAAGCTCGTTACAACGCTGAACGAGGACTTCACCATGGACCTGGAGGACTACACCCCGGTCCGCAGGGTCCGTCAGGGTGGCTCTGTACCGGTGATCGACAAGGTGTTGGGTCAGTTGCGGGAAGACACCGCCCAGGGCGTTCTACGGACCCGTAAGGAGCTTGAGGCGCTGCTGATGCGGCCCATGGGAGATAAAGCCATAGAGAAGAGCCTCACCAGGCTTCGGAAGCGTGGCTTGATTGAGTCTTTTGACGCTGAGCACCAACACAGGGTGATGGGCAAGCGGGAGAAGGTTTACGCGGCTGTTACCGCCGCGAACACGAAACTTCCAGCAGCCTCGCGAGGAGATATCCATGAAAGTGTGTCTGATTTGCAAGAACCCGCTCCCGTACTAGGTTTTTCAAATCAGACAGCTAATCAGACAGCCTTACCTGTCGGATTAGAAAACGACCATCCGGCTGCTGACCTTCATCCGCCTACGGATGAGGTTGATCAGGTGCACCTATCGCTAATCAGACACGAGGAGCCTGTCGGATTTGAAGAATCCTGTCAGGGCAACGTTTTTGCCAAATCAGACAATTCTGGCGAGAGAGTAGAGGAAGCCCCTTTTGAGGGGGACCTAGACCTCTCCCCTTACGACCTGGAGGGTGAACCTCCCTCGTGGGAGGAGTTGATCTGAGCGCCTATGCACTTTGTGCATATTTGCCCCATCCACAGCTGCCGCTAGTACGCTTGTATTCCTTCTGGAGGCGACCGCCATGGGTCGGGCCAGGCCAAAACAAGAACGGGTTGCCATCTCAGAACGGACCAGATAAATTGCTGTGGCTTGGTTACAGGGATGCCTATTACGTCTGAACCCGGGAGTTTCTTCGCGGAGACCGAACGCGAGGGCTCGATCATCGCTCTATGGGGCGATGAAGCCGGGGAGATCACGCTGGCCCTGATGGACGAGGTCCATCCGATGGGCTCTTTTTTCCTTCTGAACCCCGCTTTGCTCCATGAGCTCGCCGACAACTTTCACGCTTGTGACCAGTGGGTCAAAAGTCAGGGAGGTCGTACCTCTGCTGGCTCAGGCTCGGATGCTGGCGGTCGACGTGGAGACGACCGGGCTCAATCCGATTGTGGATCAGCTTCTGCTGCTTCAAATCGGGCTGCCTGACAGGGTTTTTGTCTTTGACTGCCGTCAGTTGAAGGATGAGCTCCGTCATTTGGCGCCAGTGCTTGCCGCTCCGCGAATCGCCAAGCTCGGTCAGAACCTGGCGTTCGACTGGGGGTTCCTGGAGGCCAATGGGCTTCCACTGCGGGGACCTCTCCTCGACACCATGCTTGGGGCACGCCTGGTCAATCTGGGGCTTAGGCACAAGAATGACCTCGGCTCCTTGGTGCAGCGTTACCTTGCTATTCGGCTTGAGGACAAGAAGGAGCTGCAAAAGAGCTTCATTGGGCACGAGGGTCCGTTCACCCCGGAGCAGCTTGATTACGCCTCCCGCGATGTGGCGCTTCTGTTCCCCCTGTACGACAAGTTGCGGGAAAAGCTCAAGAAAGAGGAGCTGACTCACATCTTCAAGCTGGAGTGCCGCTGTCTGCCAGCATTCGCCAGCATGACGTATAACGGCTTCCTACTAGATGTTGAGCACTACGAGCAGCTTTTGGTTGACAGGCGAGCTGCCTGTGACGAGGTCGAGAAGGACGTGGTCTCCCACTTCGAAGAGCTGGGTGTGCTGGAGGAGTACAAAAACCCTGAAACAGGCGAAGTGATGATTCACCCCGCGTTCTACGGCAGGGGTAAAAACAAGATCAAGGGCTTCAACTTACGCTCACCAGCCCAGTTGGCACCTGTGTTTAGGGCAGCTGGGGTGCCAGTGACGGGGAGTCTTGATCAGAACGTTCTGGCTTTCCTGGCTCCTGATTACCCGATTGTCCGTCAGTACCTTCGCTACAAACATGCGGCGACTGAGTGCTCACAAATTGAGAAGCTGATTGGTCACGCCAAAGAGTATCCAGATCACCGGATTCGTGCTTCTTACCGACAGTGCGGAACGGATACGGGGCGGGCATCCTGCTCAGGTCCCAACCTTCAGCAGGTCAACCGAAGCAAAGAGCACCGTCAGGGTTTTCGAGCTGCACCGGGTCACAAGCTGATCATTGCGGACTACTCCCAGCTAGAGCTGCGGATTGCTGCAGAGTGCAGCGGTGAGGAGCGGATGGCCCAGGCGTATCGGGAAGATGCCGATCTTCATCTGCGGACAGCTTCTCTAATGCTGAACAAACCGGAGGATCAAATTGATAAGTCTGCTCGGACTTCCGCAAAAATTATTAACTTTGGCGCCCTCTATGGTGCGGGTGCGAAAACAATTCAAAAGCAAGCAGTTGCCCAGTACGGTGTCGACATGCCGCTCAAAGAGGCAGAAGAGAAGCTTTCTCAGTGGCGTCGTGCCTATCCGCAGCTGATTGGTTGGCAGAAAACTCAGGGAAATCGACCGGAACTGCAGGTCAAAACCCTGATGGGACGTCGTCGTCTCCTTGTTCCAGGGGAAACAGATCGCTTTACTGTTCGCCTGAATACACAGGTGCAAGGTACAGGTGGGGACTGCATGAAGGCGGCGCTGGCGATGCTGTGGGAGAGCTATCTCGTAGTCAATCCGGATATTCGCCTAGTCGCATGTGTGCATGACGAATGCGTGATGGAGGCGCCGGATGACCGTGTTGAAGAGGCGATGGAAACCTTGAAGCGCTGCATGGAGGAAGCGGCGTATGAGGTGTGCATCACCAACGTGCCCATCGTTGCTGAGCCTGGGTGCGGGGATGACTGGTCCGCTAAATAAGACTATCCTTGTCCCGACAGAGACGTTTGAGTGACCCGTGAGGATCTCAAGTTAAGGCTCGATCAAATAGTTGAGCAGCTCCCTCAGGGCCTGCTGCATCGACTGGTCAATGACGCCCAGTACTTCCTCGATTGGTATCACTCCAAACGACAGCTCCGGAAAAAGTACCGGGGAACAAGTAAACACCGCTATCACCGCTTTGATTGACCGTCGTATTGCAGAACTTTGTGCGGCTGGCATGATCCGGCCTTTTAGCGCTGAATGCGTGCAGCCTTGTAGCTACGACGTGCATCTGGGTTATCAGGCTGTCCTCGAAGCAAAGGATGGTTTTCGCACCGTCAGCCTTGCTGATTACTCAAAAGACAATCCATTCCTCCTAGCTCCGGGGTGGTTCATGCTCGGAGAAACTATTGAGTACCTTGTAGTTCCGGACAACGTGGAAGCTCACTTGCATCTCGTGAGCACCCGAGCTCGGGAGGGGCTTAATCATTCCCTGGCGGGACTGATCGACTGCGGGTTCGAGGGGAGGATCACTCTGGAGATTAAGAATATTTTGAATTATGGTTATATTCCGCTATATCCAGGCCTTCGTATAGCTCAATTGACCTTCTTTGAATACAGCGAACCTGCTAAGCAACCCTACTCGGGACGATATTTTGGGGATACAGGCGTATCACTCGCCAAGGATGGGAAGGATGTTCTACGACTACAAGGGTATCAGGGTCTTTGAGGTTGGGTTCCCTGTTGGCGACGATGCTGCCTGGTTCTGCGTTATCGACAACAGCCGCCACTACTTCAGGACTCTGACGGCTGCGAAGTCCTACATTTCTCAGAAGTTTCCTGAGGAACCTCGTCGGTAGCGGCTTTCAGGTTGATGGAACCATCCTCTCGGATATCCCATTCGAGCACTGTGCCTTCCGACCAACCCATCTTGTCGATCAGGTCTGCGGGAAACGTGATGACTCCGTCCTCGTCTACGGGGAGTACCCAGCTCTGTTCACTCATCTGCTTTGAGGCTTTTCAGATAGCTTTCTAGCAATTGGACGAAGAGCGAGTTGTCTTTCTCGATATCCCTACAGAGCTCTGCATAGGGGGAGTCGTCTTCCCAGTCCAGGGTCACTGTCCCGTTCTCTTCGTCGAAGTCAATGGACAAGCCATCCACCCATTCCGTATCAGAATCAGACCCGCGCTCGGAATTGCTGTTTCTCATAAAGCTGCTTCAGCGTCCTTATTTAAGCCAAGGTGCTCGGGCTGTAATAACGCTTCAGTTACTCAAACTTCAGGAGCAGTTGAGGGCTAGTCAGCTTTGAGGTTGGCGCCTCTATAGTTCACGGCGTACTTTTCATTGTTCCACCGCTGCAAGAAGAGGTCTGCCATCCAGCAGGCACCGCAGAAGGCTTGGGTACCGTCCGGGAAGGTGACTCGGTAGTAGACAGTGCCGCTTTCGTCGAAGAGCTGCTCGATCACGGGCGACCAACCTGTCTTGTCATCCTAACGGGAATGCCTGGCGTACTTATCCAAACGGAGCTAAGCTGCGAGGACCCGGCAGCCGGTCATGGCACTGATCGAACACCAAGGCAACGAAGCTCTTTGGCATGACGCCTTTCAGCAGGCGCTGGACTCCTATACAGATCTGTGGGAGTACGTCGACACGTACTACAAGAACGAGCTGAACGTCACTCTTCCCCTCGACACGCTGCGTCGGGTGGTTGATGACCTGATCTGGGATGCCAACGAGACCATCCGCCAAAAGGCTCGTGCACTCAGTGGTGAGCCCAATATCGCCGACGTGCTCAGGGAAGCAGCTGTTGTCTTCGACGGTGCCGAAGACGAGTTATGACCCAATCGGTATTCCGTGATTTGTACGAGACACGGAAGGAGCTCAAAGACATGCACTCACTTGCATGCTTTGTGGCTGTTCTGGTGTTCCTCGTCTTTGCCTGGCGCCTTGGGTTGTCGCTTTTTGCTGCGTTTGCCATTCACGCGATATGGCCATCTACACCTTTCTGGCCAATCGCTGGCCTTGTTCTCGCTCTTACCTTCTTAATCCCCCAGCAATGAGCAGCGATTTCTCTTCCTTCGCCCCCGCAGCTAACCCTGTCTTTTACAGGACTTATAGCCGCAAAACTGACAACGGGCGTGAGAGCTGGGAGGCTGTCGTTGAGCGGACCGTTCGCGGTATCGCTGAACTTGGCAACTTGACACCGCCAGAGCAAGAGCTCATTCGCCGCATGCAGTCTCAGCAGAAGGTTCTGCCCTCTGGTCGGTGGCTTTGGGTCGGTGGCACTGACTGGATCGAGGATCCCTCGAACTTCTCCGGTGCCTACAACTGCACCTCCACCAACCTTGTGGATTGGGAAGCCTTCGGTCTGATGATGGACCTGGCGATGATGGGCTCCGGTACTGGGGCGATTATCGAGGACCGCTGCATTAAGAAGCTTCCCAAGATCAGGAACTCCTTCAAGATCGTGTCAGTTTCTGACATCGGTACTGTTCCTGAAGGTGAGAGAAGCGAGGTCACTCACGTCACCTATAAGGGCAACCAAGTCAGCATCCGCGTCGGTGACAGTCGCCAGGGTTGGGTCGATAGCTATCAGGCACTGCTCGAGTGTGCCAGTGATGAGGTGCTTGACCCGTTAAAAGCAGTGGAGGTCACTGTTGATCTGGCGAATGTGCGGCCTGCTGGAGAAAAGCTCAAAGGTTTTGGTGGCACCTCGAACCCGATCAAGCTCAAAGAGCTCTACGGCCGGATGGCGGCAATCATCAATCGAGCTCAGGGACGTCAGCTCACCTCGGTTGAGTGCTGCCTGCTTATCGATGAGGCCGCTGCTGTGGTGGTTGCTGGCAACATCCGGCGGTCAGCGGGCATGAGGCAGTTCGCATCGGACGACTACGCCGCTGCAGTAGCCAAGGACAACCTTTGGCAGCAGGACATCGATGGCAACTGGCGCATCGATCCGGAGCGTGATGTTCTTCGGATGGCCAATCACACCCGTGTGTTCCACACCAAGCCCCCACGCGAGATCGTGTTGGAGGCGGTGACGAAGCAGTTCTATTCCGGTGAGGGCGCGATTCAGTTCGCTCCTGAGGCAATTGCTCGCTCCAATGCTGACATCCTGAAGACCAAGGAGCAGCGCAAGACCTTTGTCGAGCTTTACTGCGATGAGGGTATTGATACCGCCGCTTCCTACCTGTGGATGCAGCAACCAGATTGCTCCTATGAGGAGATGCAGCACCGGATGGGGCGTTACGGCCTCAACCCTTGTGGTGAGATCCTCGGCGCCGACTTCCACTGCAACCTCTCTGAGGTGCACCTCAACAGACTCGACCCCACCGACCCCATTGCTCAAACCGAAGCCTTCCGGGCCGCTGGCCTTGCAGTGGCAGCCCTTCTCAACCACCGCTTTGTCGTTGAGCGGTACCGGAAGAGTCGTGAAATGGACCCCATCGTGGGAGTCAGCTTCACCGGTCTTTTTGACTTCTTCGTCCACGCCTTTGGCACCGCATGGCTCAAGTGGTGGGAAGAGGGGCGTCCTAATACAGACGAGGGCAAAGCCTTCCGCGCAACCGAACAGGCTTACCTGATGCGTTGGCGCAACACGGTTGAGCAAACCGTTCGCGAATACTGTGAGCGCCATGGGTTGCGGGTCCCCAATCGCTCCACCACTGTTCAGCCCGCCGGCACTAAGAGCCTCTTAACCGGAGCCTCTTCGGGTTGGCATCCTCCCAAGGCGACCCGTTTCATTCGTCGGATTACCTTCCGTAAGGACGATCCGGTGGCTCTGGCCTGCATCGACTTCGGTTACACCGTGGTTCCTTCCCAATCCGACAAGGACGAAGAAGGTCGGTTGCTCGATGATCCGTTCGATCCCCGCTGCACCGAGTGGCTGGTGGAAATTCCCACAGCCGTGAGCTGGGCTGGTATTGAGGGTGCTGATCAGGTGGACATCAGCCAATTTTCAGCTCTGGCGCAATTTGACTTCTACATGCAAGTGCAGAAGTACTACACCGCGCACAACACTTCCGCGACTATTGAGTACCGCGAGGACGAGATCGAGCCGCTGGCGGACGCGATCTATCAGGCCATCGACAACGGTGATGGCTACATTTCTGCTGCACTGCTAGCCCGCTTCGACGCCAACGAGACCTTCCCTCGTCTGCCGTTTGAACCGATTGATGAGGCTCGCTACGACGAAATGCAGGCTCAGGTTCTTGAGCGCCGCAGCACGTCAGATTTCTTTGCTGCCTTGCAGAAGTACGACAGTGGTGAGCTGGTGGAGGCTGGGCCTGCTGGTTGCGACTCCGATAAGTGTCTTCTTCCCCTTGCTAAAGGCTGATGTACGACAACTATCACATCAAGGTGAAGGTTGAGATAGAGGAGTCCGGTGGCAAGGAGCTGGACTCCCTGGCTACTCACACCGTCTGCTTTGAATCAGACATGATCGATTGTAGTGTTCATGCCTGGTTTACTGCCTTTGAAAAGATCCTCCGTTACCAGGGTTTTGATGAGCATGTGATTGCCAGGGGTGCCTGTCAGCTGGCCTTCAATGAATACCGCGATCAAGCTTTGATGCGGAAGGTGGCTAAGGAGTATGACCTCAAGCTCCTGGAAGACACGTTCGATGAGGACGAGGAGGATTCCTCGTCTGAACCGAAGACAGTCGTAGTTACCGCTGATGTGTGATCTGACTTGCTGGGCGGGCATTTTCTATGACGGGTTGATCCTGTTCAACATCACCATGGTTATGACCTGCCTGGGAGTCCTTTTTGCTGCTTGGATCTTTTACGGAGGTGGGGGACCACCCGATTTCTGACATGACTAAACAGACTCTGCGGTCCCGCTTGGTCGAGGCGATGCAGACCGCTTCTGCCACAGGCGGGGAGCGTGACTGGTGGGACGTGGCTGCGGATGGTGTGATGGAGGCTATGGCCAAAGCATTCCGTGACGCGGAACTAGGTCTCTCGGCCGACTGGATCGAGCATCACCGCAAGGTGGAGCCGATGCCGCTTTGGATCGAGATGGAGCGTGCCTTCGACAGTCAGATCGACGACTGCTTCTACGAATTCAATGAAGCTGCCGCTGCGATGCTCAGGGCTGTTGCGGACCGACTTCAGTCCCAGACGTTTATTAAGGCTGCGAATTACGTACGCGCCCAGGCTGAAATCGCTGATAAATACACAGGCTGATGTGGCGGATTTGGGCCAAGGCTTTGGGGGAGAAGGCCAGCCCCTGTAGCCGAGAGTCGGATTTGGTTGCGTTGACCCGCTCTCTTATCCTGCTCAGTTATTTGCTGACCAACATGTTCATCGTGGCCGGTGTGGTGCGGCATTGGAATCACAACTCCAAACCGATTCCTAATTTGAGTCAAATTAGGAGTTAATTAGAAGTTCATTGGAAGTTAGGCATGCAGCTGGAGGAGGCATTTCAGATGCTGTATCGGGGGCAGAGCAATGTGGCTCATGTTTCTGCAGAAGTGCAGCTTCCGCTAGAGAAGATGAAGGTGCTTTTCAGGGAGTATGTCGCTCGTAATCCCTTGGATGAGCAGGCGTGGCGAAGTGATGTGGATCTGACATGGCCGTATGCCTAGGTCAGGCGGGCCTGGATTGAACGCTTGAGATCCTCCTTCTTGCACCATTTCAGATACGTTTTCTTGTGGACATCCACGCCGTGACCCATGAGCTGGGCGGCGTCTTCGGTCCTGACGTGGCTGTATGTCGGGTGCGTGTGGAGCCGGGCTGCGTAGGCGTGGCGGAGGTCGTAGCTCGAAGGGCTGTTCCATTTGGCTAGGTGCTTCCACCGGGTGAAGAAGGTGGAGACCTTGCTGCCCAGCTCTCGGTGGCTGGATTCGGCCACGAACTCGGGCAGCTCACCGGAGCGAAGGTTCCAGCGCTCGATCCACTCCGGATGGGCGGGCATCACCGGGCGGTATCCGGTCTTGGAGTTCGCGGAGATCTCGATCCAACCTTTGGCGTCGGGGCGGGATTCAAGGCGGAAGACCTCGTGGTTGCGGAGGCCGTAGGTTGCGATTAGACCCATCGCGGTTTTCCACGCTCCCTCGTTCAGGCTGTCGACAAAGGCCCCGACCTGCTCATCGGATGGCAGGTCCCTGGGGTCGAGGATCTTGTTGGCGCTGAAGGTGCTCTCCGCTCGGGTGCGGTCGAGCCAATCCCGTTCGATGCCCAACCCGATCTCGTAGAGGCGGCGGGCTGTGGTGACCCGCCGTAGTCGTTCGCGACTGTCGTAGGGGGCGCGGAGTACCCACCTCTTAATGGCTTCTGGACTGACAGAGCCCTTGAGCGCCTGCAGCTCTCGGATGTGCCGGGCGTAGTCCGTGTGGATGGTGGTGCTGCGCCGGGTTAGGTGCTCCTTCAGGCGGAAGGTCAGCGCCGACCAGCCGGTTAGATCCTCAAGGCTCCCTGCTTGGGAGGGCTTGCGCTCGATCAGGGAGGGGGTCTCCTCCAGCTCCAGACAGAAGCGGAAGGCCCGGTTCAGGGCATCAGACTCCCGAGAATCTATACACGTTGACTTGATCTTTGTGCCGTCCGCAAATGGTTGCGTGGCGCGGACGTAATAGATCGGTGATTGAGATGTCAAGCGTAGCCTGAATCGGCAGCCCATCTCAGCGAGGATATGGTTCCGCTCCTGCCAGGGAGCCAGGCGTTGTTGTCTACTCATTTCTCTACTCTGCAGCGCCTGTCCAAAATAGGATGAGACTGCTTGCAGCGCAAGGAATCCCAGTCCAGGACTTGTGTCCTGTTTTGTACTCGTGTCTCAAGTCAGTGCCCAAGCGGCTTTTGCGCGGCTTAGAAGGCAGACTAAGACCCCTGTCAACGACTGGGTTTCTCAAGCTGTCTCTACTTGGGCTTTACTCAGCACTGCAGTCCAGGACTGGATGTTGAGGCGGTGAGAGGACGGGCCGTGCTGGACTTGAACCAGCGACCGAGTACTTAGAAGGTACTTGCTCTATCCAGCTGAGCTAACGGCCCAAAACCCTTGCAGTGACAGGGTGCCGCCACTGTAACGCGGCTCGCAAAAGGTTCGTGCGGTAACAACCGCTACATTCTTTCTAAAATTGGATCACGTTGAGTGCAGGCGAGCCTGCGCTGCAGTTGGAGTCCGGCCAGGCAACGGGGGCCAGACCGCTGTTGGAGTGACCCATGACCGTCCTCAACCACCTGTCCCTGATCAAGGACCAGATCACCCGTCACCGGGCTCTGAGCGATGCCCAGATGATCTCGATGAAGGCGTACCGAGGTGTGCCTTACGCCGAGGCACCGCATCAGGAGCACGTCTCGGCGGACCTCATGTACCGGGGGCACGGCTACCACCTCGAACGGTGACGGTTGGCAGATCGTCCACTATTTGATTAGCTTGCTTTATAGCAGTTATTAGTATTAGTAATGCTCAGTCTGAGATCTGCTCGGGACTGGGCTTTTTGACTACTAGTGTTTTCCGCAGTTTTTTCTGTCTCAAGGCCGCTGAAAACCAGCGTCACGACTGGCTTGACAGATCCGTTTTAATTTTTTGCCGCATTTTTCCCCCCCATTAGTCCCCAGCTGCTTTAGGGGTATAAGCCCGCCTTAACACTGTGGCTGGTGTGCCGAGCGCGTTTCAGACCCCACCAAACCCCATACATTGATTTCGTTCGCTAATTCGACCGATGCGTCGTACCGCTTTTGCTTTGTGCTGCTGGGTGTCAGAGCTTGCTTTGGCGTGCTCTGAGATGGTGGCAACTGTCAGCGACAGGTTCGCTCCTTATGACGCTGCGTCAAAGGATTGGAGGGCTAGTGCTTCCTGTAAGCGCTCCGTATAGGGCAGCATCACTACGCCCCGTGGTGCGTCTGGGCTTTTGATCAGGACCTGCTCGTAGGGGATGTCTGCCTCGAGGATTTGGCTGATGAGTTCACCCGCACCTTTTTCATTGGTCCGGATGATTAGCTCCCAATTCATAATTGGTACATTTGGCTGCATCAAATGTATCGGCAAATGTTTGGGCCAGTCTTTGGAGCCTCGGGAAATGATCATCTTGTCTTAAACCTGGGAGCTGCTCAGGATGTTGTGGCTAAGCCTGAGCACTACAGGAAAGGCGCGGTGTCTCCCTATGACGTCGGGGAGTCGATGTATGGCAAAGAGGGCAAGCTTATCTATGTCCTCATCAATTCGATAAAGTATATTCAGCGCTATCCCCATAAATACAAGGGAACGCCGGATAAGCAGCTAGAAGATCTGATTAAGGCCCGCCAAAGTCTTGATACTGCAATCGAGTTGCACAAAGAATTGAATTGCGACGCGACCCTTCGTCATGGGTGAAAAGGTTAGGTACGTACGTTTTCGCTTTACCGGTACCTTGGAAGATCTCAATCAGATCAAAGACGAGGTCGAGGTCGTGATGAAGAATCACGGCTGGAAACGTGGCTTCTCTGAGATGGCTCCTCTTGAGGCCAATCCTGAGATCTACGCACTTGCCACAGGTTGGAAACGATTTCAGGAGTGAGGCTGTGACGCTCTCCCGAGACGAAGTTCAGGAGATGATCGACACAGCGATTCGACAACACAACAGGAACGCCAGCATCATCTCCGCCATTGTTGGGTGGGCTGTGCTGGCGTTCTATGCCGATGGTTTACTTCGACTGGTGGGTTAGCCTCGACCCTGCCCGCGATATTTCTTGCGAGCGCTAGAGCGCTTTGTCCGTCCAGAGAAGACTCGGTTCCGGACGCGCCAGCCATCACCAATGCGGGTTCTCTTGGGTTTGCCAGCTATGTGGATGGTGCCACTAAGCCCTTTCTTTACTTTGGCTGCCATTACTTGTTAAGGAGAATGCCCCACCCAGTACCGCTTCCTTCAACGGCCCAGCGAGGGAGCAGATTTTTTACCGAGTACTTCAGGTGATCACCGTTTGTGTTGGCCAGGTAGCCACCAGCAGAGACGTTCATCTCGCCGTAGGGATCATTCACAATGAAGTGCTTGTCTGTTAGCCCGACCACTAAAAGCCAATGGCCCGTTCCCGTGGGGGCGGAACTTGGACCTTTGTGAAGGATACCGATGGGAACAGGAATCCTCTTCTGCAACTGAGCACGAATATCGGAGATGTCAAGGTTCTGCCTGTAGGAACCCCTCACACCGAAGTATTCCATTGCTTTGAGCTGAGCCTTGTAATCCGTGGTGTCGCCGTACTGCTGAACACGTCGCAGATAGAAGTCGTCCTTCTGCGCCGTTTGCAGTTTCCCTGGGCGTAGGAACTCCACGGCCATGGCACAAGTGCTGGAGAAGCACATCCGGTAGCCCTGGTCTGTGTCGGAGTCGAGCTGGGAGAAAAAAGGTACGGGGAGGCTTAGCTCTTTAGCTACAGGATCAGTGGGCTGGTCTCCGTCCGGGGCGTACTGCTCAAGGAGCTTCTGCAGTTTTGAGCTGTATGTGGGATCCGTTGCGTATCCCTCTTGGACCAGGAGGCGGGTTGCTTCTTCGCGGGTCGTAGCTCGGTTGACACCCTTGTAGTTCTGATAGTCTTTGTACCAGCGGGTGACGAGGAATTCGACACCTTCCTGGATTGACGCGAAGTTCCGGAAGTTAGCCTGAATTGTGATCCACTTTCCGTCGATGAACTCCTTTGTTTCTTTGATAGTTCCTTTGGTGCGTCCAGTTGCTTTTATTCCCCAGTAGTTGAAGCGGCCAGCCGGGTATCGTCCGAAACCAGATTCGAGTGCCCACTGAGCAGCAAGTACGTCGGGAAACTTGCAGCCTGCTTGGGCAGCAGCAGCCGCGATACCTGCCCAGGTGTTTTCCACTGTGGTAGTGGGCGGAGGAGAGCTGGGGGCACGGAATAGCCCAACCCAGTCCGCCTGATCAGTCATCAGGGAGGGGTCTGCTTTTGTGACGTGCTCCTGCAACAGGTCCACAGCTGCAAGGTGCTTTGGGTTCTCAGGATTGAAATACCTGAAGAAATCCCTGAGCTTTTCAGGAGCAAACGTCAGGTCAGCCATCGTCATCGTTTATCCAAGGTGCCCTGATACGGATTTCCCCTCCCAAAAGCTCTTGGGCTTTGGATCCATCTGGAAGGCTTTCTATGATTTGAGGTGCTGGAGGCGTCGGTTGGCTTTTATGCCAATCTTCCTCCGCCCGATCCAGCTTTGCTGGGAGCGTTGCGTAGAACTTCTTGGCTTGTGCCCAACGACGAAACTCCTCCTGCCATGAACGAGAGGAGAAACGGATTTCTACTTTTTTCCGCCTTTAGAGCGAAGCAGAAGCTCAAGCGCGGAGGCTACGAGCTGAATAATTGAGTTTGAGCGGACTTTTTCGCTGGGGATCAGAGCCAGAATCTCGGATACCGCAGCGAGAACTACCCAAAAGATGGGGGATTCAATAAGGCCCATGAACATGACCTGTCGGAGCTGTCTTATTGTAACCAATCAGAATCTGATCGAGTTTGTAATCCATTCTGTCAATACGATTGTCCAAACGCTCTAGTACTGCTGCCAAATCTTCTTTCCCCACATACTCTCTGGCCAGCCGTAGCTCGATGGCGTCGATTCGGTGATCAATACTTTCGATCCTGTTATTGCTTCCCTTCTCCATTTCTTCAAAGCGCTTTCCAAGAGTAAGAAGCGCGGATGCGGCTCCTCCAACAAGGCTGAGCACAAGGCTCAGGGGTAGAACCGGTTCCACTGGTAAAGCGCTTTTCTCTTACTATAACGAGTTCTGTGTCCTAAACTATATTTATAGACTGGCTTTCAGGCTGTGATTGAGCCGGGTACATACGACATCACGATTCATCAGGGTGCTACTTTTTCCCTGGATCTCCAGTACAAGGATTCGTCTGGGGCTGGTGTTGATATGACTGGGTACCTCGTGGCTGGGAAGCTAGTTAATCGCCTTAACACCACGGATGTAGCCTCGTTTACGACTAGTTGGGTTGATCAGTCTGTAGGTAAGTTTCGTATCAAAATCCCTGCCTCTGTGACGGCTGGCATTACGAGTGAGTGTCAATACGACATCCTTATTACTGAACCCGGCGGAGACAAGTACTACATCCTGCAGGGTAGGGCTTTCCTGGATCCTGGCTTCACGGGGGTGGCATGATCTTCAACCAAGTCCAGGTTTCTCGCACACTTTCTAGTGTGCTCAAGGTGACCGAATCTGAGACCTCTGTTGAGGTCAGAAAACCGGTCACACATGTTGTGACTCTCACAGCGCAAGGCCCTCAAGGCCCTTCTAGTGCCGAGCTCGGTTACTTCGATATCGCTGCGCTAGATGCCCTGAACTCAGGGGACATCGGAAAAGTTCTTGAGTGGGATGGGACAACATTTATCCCCACTAATGAACTCGAAAATGATCTCACTATTACTGGAGGTGCCTTCTAATGGCTGTCACTCTCAAGATTAAACGCAGAGCCAGTTCTGGGGCTGCAGGAGCTCCGTCAGCTCTGAAGGCGGGGGAACTCGCTTACAACGAAAATACTGGGGATAATTCCCTTTACTACGGCTATGGCGATGACGGTAGCGGAAACGCTACTAGCATCGTTGCTATTGCGGGCTCTGGCTCTTATGCCACGCTGACTACCGCGCAGACCATTAGCGGTAATAAGACTTTCACCGGTACTGTTGCCTTTGGTTCGGCAACCGTCACAGGTCTTGATACCAACGAAGTTACTGAGGGTTCGAACCTTTATTACACTGATGCTCGCGCCCGTGGCTCGATTTCGGTCACTGATGCTGGCGGAGACGGGTCGCTGTCGTACGACAGTTCGACAGGTGTCATTACCTACACAGGTCCGTCGGCAGCAGAGGTTCGCGCACACCTCAGTGCTACGACCGCTTCTGGTGTTACTTACAACTCCTCGACTGGTGTTGTAGCTCTGAGTGCTGTCCCCAACAGCTCGCTGGCTAACAGCTCGGTTACCGTCAACTCAAACTCGGTCAGCCTTGGTGGCAGTGTCACGCTCGACACTGATGATGTCGGTGAGGGCAGCAGCAACCTCTACTTCACCAACGCCCGGGCACGGGGTGCCATCTCGGCAGCTTCGCCCTCCACTGGTGTCGCCTACGACAACAGCACTGGGGTAATCAGCCTCACCGCGATCCCAAATAGCGCGCTGGCTAACAGCAGCATCACCATCAACGGTGTGGCGACACCGTTGGGCGGTAGCACCACAACCAGCACGGTTACTACTTCGCTGGGTAGCACCATCACCCTGCAGGGTACTGCTGGTGAGGTGGGAGTTGCCACCGATACCGGAACCGGGACCTTCACCATTGGTTTGCCAGATGACGTTCAGATCACACAGGATCTGGCTGTTGGCCGGAATCTGACTGTTACCGGTGATCTGACCGTTAATGGCGCCTTGACCAGCCTTTCCACCACTGAGGTGAAGGTCGAGGACATCAACATCGTCCTTGGTGACACTGCTTCTCCGACTGACACCACAGCCAATGGGGGTGGTATCACCCTTAAGGGCGCCTCGGATTACACGATTACCTGGCTGAGTGCCACGTCCTCTTGGACCTTTAACCAGGCAGTCAACGTCACTACTGGCGGTTACAAGATCGGAGGTACCGAGGTTCTCAGCTCTTCTCGCGTGATGAGCAACGTGGCCATTACTGGCAGCGGCAACACCATCGATAATGTGACTCTCGATGGCGGGAGCTTCTGATTACTAAATGGCCAACACCATCCGGATTAAGCGGAGTTCAGTAGCTGGGAAGATCCCTACGCTTTCCGACGTAAGCGCGGGTGAATTGGCTGTCAATATTGCTGACGGCAAGTTATTCACCCGAAAAGAGTCCGGGGGTGTGGCCTCTATTGTTGAGATTGGTTCCTCAGGCGGTGGAACTTCCTCCTCCGCCTCCGGGGCTATTCTGCTTTGTCAGCAAACAATCTCAGAAAGTATTGTTTTGACCTCTGGATACAATGGAGTATCGGTAGGCCCAGTTGAAGTGGCCACTGGGGTGACCGTGGAGGTGCCCACCAACGCAACCTGGGCAGTTATCTGAAATGCCGTACGGAACAGTAAAGGTCGACCAAATTACGACCAGTACTCAAACAGTAGATGTAGATGGACTGGCTTCTAAGGCATCACCAGCCTTAACTGGCACACCCACAGCACCTACTGCAGCTGTTAATTCCAATACGACGCAGATTGCTACTACTGCTTTTGTTTTAGGCCAGGCAGGTAACAATACCCCAGCGGTGAATGGCACGGCTGCTGTCGGAACGGCAACCCGTTTTTCGCGTGAAGACCATGTTCACGCATCAGATACAACTAAGGCAAACGTCGCCAGCCCGACGTTCACAGGGACGCCTGCGGCCCCCACTGCGGCTGCGGATACAAACACGACGCAGCTCGCTACCACTGCTTTTGTTGTAGGTCAGGCAAGCAGTTCGGCGCCCGTTATGGACGGCGTGGCGGCTGTGGGAACTTCAGTTAAATACGCGAGAGCTGACCACGTTCATGCCTCGGATACCTCGAAGGCCAACCTGGCTAGTCCCACGCTAACCGGCATACCTGCTGCTCCGACAGCAGCAGCTGATAGCAATACGACGCAAATTGCTACGACAGCTTTTGTTCTTGGGCAGGCCGCCAATAGCACCCCCGTTACAAATGGTACGGCTGCGGTTGGTACTTCGCTCAAGTACGCTCGCGCTGATCACGTTCACGCAATCGATACTTCTAGGGCTCCTGCCGATTCCCCGGTCTTTACGAGTAGCGTCACACTCAGCGCGCAGGCTCCGATTCGTTTCGCCGATTCCAACAGCAGCAATTGGGTGGCGTTTAGGGCACCGGCGGACATTTCGGCCAATGTCACCTGGACGCTACCTGCCAGCGACGGCTCCGCTAATCAAGTCTTGCGAACAGATGGATCTGCCAATTTGTCGTGGATGACTATCGCTGCTGGGGCTTCGATTGGGGTCGCGCTCGCCTTGGGGTGAGCATCTGCGCTCTCTTGCTACATTCGGCTGTACGTCATAGGACCTATGACCCCCAGCAGAAAAAGTCTTTATTTACACCTGAGAGATGACCGTTTTAGGGGAGTGATTCCCCCACCGGCCGTGGCTACCAGAGAGTTGCCAAACTGGTGGAAGGAGATTGACTACACCGTAGATCCTAAGAAGCATCCCCACCGGTTTGGCAACGTCTATGACCCTAAGTTCTGGGGGGCCTTTTCAAAGAAGGATGCTGCTGAGATCAAGCAACCTACTGTTAAAGGTTGTCCAGCAGTTCAAGACTGGATGACGAGTGGTTATATCATTCGCCTCTGGACCGATGTTTTGCTTATCAAAACTGAAGATGGAGACGTCAAAGTTAACCATGGTGATGCTTCCTTCGATGAGCACGTTCATGGGTTCGATGTCTCAATGATGTTTGGAGACGACTCAGGCATAAGCTCTAAGTCCTTAATCAAGCTAAGTGCTCCCTGGACAATTACTGGGGATCCGGGGGTGTCCGTACTTTATGAGCCGGTGCCTGGCTACTTTGACCGTCCTTGGAGGACTTTCTCGGGAGTTGTTCCTGTTGATGAATACCCCTTGGACCTTAAGTGGATTTTTGAGTGGCAAGGACCTCCAGGTGAGCATTTGATCCCTGCGGGTACTCCCATTATTCGTGTCCTTCCGATGATGAGAACCAATTTCTCATTGGAGCAAGGTGGGGAGCTTGATCCCGCCGCCGAACGCAGTCGTTGTCCTTACTTTATGCTGCGCAAAGCCGTAGCAGATAAGTGGAGCTTCCTTTCGAAACTTACATCTATTCGACAGAGTAATGAAAACTGAGGTGCCAGGGGCGCTCTCTGTACTGTACAACTCGAGAGTTCTACCCCCTGAGAGAGCTGGGGTTCTTGCACGTTTAGTTGAGGAAAATAAGGACGACTTCGTGGATGGGGGCTGTCATCTCCCCCATCAATGGCCGGAAGGGTTTGATCAGTTCAACTGGCTTCAAACTTCTTTGGGTGATGAAATTGTTCCGGCAATTCAGGCAGCTTTAGAGGAGCTTGGCTATAGCCGAGGTTTTACAGCGGGGTGTTGGGCCTCTATTTATCGCCCTGGGGAATGGATTGACTCTCACCAACACAGCTCAACAGAGTCTCCGGATCTGTTTATTTCAGGCACTCTATGTTTACGGACGGTCGAGGGCTTTAAGGGACTTGCTTTGGGTCTAGATGGCCCGGGGCACCCCTGGACTTGGATGGAAGATGAGCCTGGGAGACTTCTTTTGTTTCCTTCTAACCTCATTCACGGCACAAACCCTAACCCTGGGCCTGGTAATAGGGTTACCCTCAATTTTGATTTATACCCGGATGGTATTCGAGCCCTCGACTTTCTGATTGAGGATTCCAAGCGCTACGTTCACTACGCGGCTGATGCTTCTCTGTATTCCTTGCCTGAGTTAAGTTTGCTCGATAGCGAACGACCGCCATGCTCTCCCACCATTCAATATGACTAATCTTCTGATTAAGTACAGTTCTACTTCATGTGGGCTATGTCACAGGATGGGCTTCCATGATCATCGTGTTGCTGAGGAACTTGGGCTGAGCTTCGAAGAGTGCTACCCAGAGGATTTCCCTGACGACCCCAATACACAACTATTTGCTGAGTATGTAGTCGCTGATGCCGAAGTGAGAAAAGCAGCTGAATGCCTTGATTGCGATCAAGGCGTCTATGCCTGGCCTACATACCTTCTGGTCCAGCGCTCAGAATCGGGTTCTATTGTTAAGGCTAGGTACCAAGGAGCTGCTCCCAAGGCAAGGTTTAGAGAGATAGTCGCTGGGCTCATCGAAACAGCGCTCAATTAGTAGGCACTAGAGGATAAGGTGCCCTTTTCCCTGAAATACACTCTTACTGTCCCTCCCCCAGCGTTGCCACTCCAATCGTTGTAGCCGCTATAGCACCACTGTCGAACACCGATCCAAGGAAAGATATACCAGTACCTTCTAACATTGCCGCAGTGGTCTCCACATCCACCCGAGCTGCAGCAATCTACGTGATACCCTCTCCACACATTAAAGTATCCACTATTCCACCCAGTGGTGTAGCCAGCAACGCCATGGACAATGTTCTGGGAGCTAACACATGTAGAGCTCGTATTGCTTAGTCTTCCAGCCCAGTATCCGTTTGTACTGTTATTAAACCATCCGAAGTCAAAGTGACCACTCGAGATATTGCTGATGTTCCGAGCGTTGCGAGATCCAACTCCCGGGTCGCCTTCAGCGAAGCTATCGAGAGCGAATTTATAGTTCCCCGTTGTTTGTTCTAGTAGGTACTCAAGTCGTCCATTAGTGCTGTACGTTCTGCGTCCCTCCATATAATTGAAGGCATTGTAATGCCCTGTGTCCGTGTCAAAGGACGTCAGATTGTAGTTCGTGGAGGCATAGCTTGGGTAGGTCTGGCTGCTATTATCTATTCCTGGTTGATTAAAATACCGCGTCCATCCTCCACCATCTGTGGTCATATCGCAGTACAGTTGCCTCGCGTTTGAGCCATCAACATTTCTGATCCAGTAGTTTCCAGAGGAGGTAACGCCTGAATTCAGAAGCGATTTTGCAGAACCGGCTGCATCACTGCTGCTGGTCCCAGAAGCTCTTCTTATGGCGCTACTACTGAAGCTATTGGCCGCAAAGCCCTCTACTGTTCTGAAGCATCCGGTAGAGCAGCTAAATGTCAGGCTGCTGTTGGCGCTTACATAAGCATCCCATCCGGTAATACTCAGCGTACTTCCAGAGATGCTCCATCCTGTACCTGAGCTCGCCCCTGCAGCCACAGTAAGCGTGGTGCTGCCGAGGTCTCCAGATAGCGAGATTGTCCCGCCGTTCCCCGTAATTGCTTCTGAAAAGACAACTGCTAATGCGCCAGTTCCAGATAAGGTGCTACTAGTTGAGGTTACCGTTGCGGCAGCTTTATTCGATGGCTGGAGTCCTCTCCGCCTTGTTACGGAGTTGTACTCCTGTCCTTGCACACCGGGGTGGTTGCTCGAGTTCTGAGTTGGACGAGCAGCCAGATAGCCACCCTGTGAATCGTTAATCGAAGCCATCTCAAATAAGTGTGATTTCTGTTTTCTCAGTTCTGCCGCAAGGCTCGTTGGCAAGCAGTGGAGTTACTTCTACTGTGTGACTCCCCCGCCCTTTAAGGAGCGCTTTGTTTTCTGCAAGGGATAGCTCTTCACCATCAGATGTAATACGTGCTCCGTCTGCATCACCCATTACTGCGATCTGAAGCTCACCTGTGCCGTTAAAGTTATCGTTAAACGAAGCTACAAATGCAAGGGCAGTAAAGGAGGTGGAAAGATATTCTTGCAAGAATGTGTTGGTGACGGCCTGCTTATGCGCTTCAAATAGAGCAGCATCCGTAACTTCTAATTCGTTGATGACTACTTTGTAGCCATGTTCCAAATTGGACTCGTAGTTGGCTTTCAGCCATTCGGTGAAGGGGTCCTCCAGACTCACGATGCCAGGAGCGACACCCAATAGTGAGACTGAGGGCAACCTGAGCTCAAACGGGTTGGTACTGTTTAGTTCTGCAGCCCCTAGGAGCGTCAGGAAACTATCGATAGCCTCGACCCCTACCCCGAGTTCGATGAGCTGTTCTCGCCTAATGTGAGCAATTGCCCTTAGCTCAGCAATCTGTTGGCTGTTGCTAGCCTGTTTAGTAACCCATAAAGCCTCTTTTTCGGCGTCAGTCAGAGGCTGCACTTGGTAACTCAGCGTCTCAGAGTCCCAGACACGTTTTTCGGTCCCTTGCTGGTAAGGAGGCTGCGCGATAGGACCAATCCAGCCTGCCAGTTCTAGCTCTTCGTCGGTGAGAGAGTTCTCTGCAAGATAGTGCGTGCGGCCGTCAGGGAACTTGATTCTTTCTGGGAGTTCCTGCGGCTCTTTGCCTTGATAGGAGTACAACATGAGCCTACAGGGATCCTGAACCTAATGTACCAACTTCTCTGTAATAGACACGCAGGGTGCCTGCTCCAGAGTTGCCACTCACAGAGTAATAGCTGCTAAAGCAATTCTCCTGATATGCAATTGAAGGCATGATGTGCCAGTACCTTCTAGTATTGCCACAGTGGTCCCCGCAGCCAGCGGAGGTGCCTGGATCTGAGTGGTAGCCTCGGAGCATGGTGAAGGTTCCACTATTCCAGCTGCTATTGCCGCTCAGATAAGGATGGATATTCTGAGAAGAGACGCAATAAGTGCTTGAGCTATTTGAGTATCCTGGCCATCCGACTGGAGTTGTCGTGTTGTTAAACCAGCCAAAGTCAAAGTGTGAGGATGAAATGTTGCTTATGTTTGCACCATTTCTATTACCGGCACCTGGATCACCCTCCATGAATCCTCGGACACGGAACTTATAGTTTCCCGTAGTCTGCTCAAACAGATAATCCAGTCTTCCGCCAGAGCTATGGTTGTCAGCTCGATTCTTCCTGTGGGAAGCGGCGCTGTAGTGGCTGGTATCAGTATTGAAGCTCGCCAGATTGTAATTTGAGATGGCGTATGACGGGTATGTGCCAGCTGTAGACACACTAGGTTGGTTGAACCAACGGGTCCAGCCACCCCCATCTGTGCTCATGTCACAGTACAGCTGCCTGGCTGCCGTGCCGTCAACATTTTTGATCCAGTAGTTACCACTAGTTGTTGTGCCGGTGACTTGCTGCAGCGCTTTTGCTGAAGCGGCGGCAGAACCAGCGCTGTCTCCATAACCTTGAACACTACCGTTAATCACAACGGAGTCTTCATGGGTGAAGCCATCGGGAGTTCTTACTGCCTGCGCTGGTAGCACTAGCTGCAATGCCGTACCCGCACTCAATCCACTTGTGGCACTGGAGGGAACAGTAAGGGTCAGGCTCGATCCTGAGATGCTCCAGTTAGTACCGGATGTAGTACCGGCCGTCAGCGTCCAACTGGTCCTTAGGTTGTTATCACTTACTCTCCTTAGCTCTACCACTCCTCCGTTGCCCTCCACGGAGGCGCTGAATGGAATGGTTGGCAGACTCGCTGTAAAGCCCCCTGTGACTGCGAAATCCCCCGCAGAGTACGTCGAAGTTAACGTAATCCCTGACGGCCAGTTCCCGCTTCTTTTTCTTTCCTCCCTGTATCGCGTAGAGTGCGTGCCAGGGCAAGCCGAGCTGTTCTGAGTCGGTGATGGGCCGGTGTACCCACCCGAGCTGTCATTCTTAGCAGCCATCTAAGTCTTCAGCTGATATCCAGATACGAGACCACGAAGTCCAGTAGTCCGCTGGCGTTGTTTGAGATCCCTCTCAACTTATCTCCTGCAGTTAAAACCAGCTTTGACGAAACCAGTTCCAGCGAGGAGTCTGCAGGGATGGGGATCGTGTGTGCGAGCTCTGCCAGTGTTGTATTAGAGCTGTTAGTAATCTTCAGCGTGCAGTCAACCGCGCTTGTCGTATTGATAGTGTTGCAGGCCAACACTGACAGCACAATACGGGTTGTGCCTGAAGGCACTGCAGCCAAGATATCCGTCTCCGAACTCGAAGTCAGCCTGGCTTTGGCGTTGGCAAAAGTTTCAGCCATATCTGGCTTGCAAAGTGTCTAGGTCTCTGCTAATTCTAACGAGTTAGCCGAGCGCCATCAGCAATCCTACGGATACTGACGCTGCTTGAGTAGCTGCAGCAATAGTCACCTCAACTTCTTCATTAGCTGCATCGTCGTTTACCGTCAGCACCACATTTGTTCCTTCAATGAAACGCACACTTCTCCTGGTGCCAGTCGGGGTAGTATCGGCGTTCTTCAGGACAGCAATTCGTGCATTGGTGTCTGCTGTGGCTGGTAATGACAGTCGAGCGGCATTAATGGTGCTGCCTGTCGCAGCGTTCAAGACACCTATAAGTTGATCGGCGCTGAGATCCGTAACGTTCCCAGAACCTGAACCGGAAGCCCGCCCCTTGACGGTGGCCTCTGTGACTTGCTGCAGCTTGTCGTTCGCGATGGAGTTCGTACCAATCGCTGACTCACCAAAGACACTGAAGACTACATTGCTGCTATCCAGTGTTACGTTACGAGTCGTTTGGACAAAGGATCTACCCTGGTTTGTGGCACCAGCCTCTACATAGGTAAAGGCGCCGGCACCGGCCTCAGCAGATGTGTTGAAATCATCAGCCCTTGTCAGCTCGTATGGTGTGCTAGCGGTACCTTGCGTGGATACTCTATAGATCCCGTTTTCTGTCTGAGTTGTCTGATCCTTTACCAGAACACGGTCATTAAGAGCAAGGCTTTCTCCATCAATCGCGATGGCACCGTTTGAGTTTGCTGTCAGAGTCTGACTGACACTCGAGTAACTTGCAGCGAGATTGCTTGTGGTAGCTGCTCTTACAGACCCTTTTACATCCAGACCAGTCGTTTGCGCGTCAACGTAGGCTTTTGTCGCGAGATCGCTTGAGTTGATTGGTGAACCAGCGTTAGTAATCCGAGCGCCATTCGCGTTTCGGGTACCGTTGATTCCATCAAAAATGTTGTTGGGATTGGCGCCCAGCGCAATATCAGAGCCGTCAGTGGCTACCGTGATGTAATTGCTACTTGTGGGCTTAATTCCCTTGAATTCGGCTCTGTAAGAACCGGATACCAGGACCGAGCCTTGATACACCAGCTGCTCGCCGATAGCACCAACGCCGACTGCGGAGTTAAGGCCCAGTAGATTACGCAGAGCACCGTCGGCTGTGTTTGAACCCGAACCGCCCTGCGAGATCGATAGCGGAGTCGTCAGTCCGGATAGGCTGCTGATATCCGAGTTGGCTCCTAGCTTTGCTGCACCAAGGTTGTTGCGTGCTGTCGCCGCGTTATTTGCACCCGTGCCTCCTACCGATACTGATAGAGGGGTCGTTGTATTCAGGCTATTGATGTCTATGTTCCCTGGAATTAAATCCAGAGTTACAGCGGCGCCAGAGTCGCTATAGGTCGCACTTAACTGGTTTGAGCCCAGCTTGATTGGCCGCAGTTCGAGTGTTTTAGAACCATCGGCTTCCGTCGTTACACTCGATAAAAACTCATATGCTGTTCCAGTGACCGAGTTGTTCTCGGCGTTTACAATCCCGGTGTTCTTGACCGTAATATCCGCTCGATTGTTAACCGAATTATCAGCAATATCGACATTTATACCGACGCCATTTACGAAATTTGCCTCTTGGCGTGTTGAGACAACTGTGCCTGCCTCTGAATACCGTGAGCGCTGAGTCGACGTGTCATCTAAGACGTGTGCCGTTAGCGCGCCGTTAGCATCGTCATAGGTAACGGTCAGCGTGCTGGGGCTTGCAGGATCATTCTGGATTAGGTTGCCAACAATGTCCTGTATGGCTTCTTGAACGTTTGCCCACGTAATCTTCTTCGCTTCTGTGCTGGTCGCACTTAGCCGCTCAACGATCAGTAACAGGTCGTCAGCCTGCGGCGTGACAAGCGCGTTGAGATCGTTAATGTTCTTTGTTGCGACCATTAGATGGCACCTCGCACCTTGATTTCTTTCAGCACTGGTATTGTGCTAGACGCTGATTGTTCGCGATTCCAGTAGAACAGTCTTAGCGGACTAGCACCATTGGTTTGGGTGAAAGTTGCTACTGTGACGTCCCCTCTCTTTAGGGTTACACTGCCAGTACTACCGGCACGGGTGAGAGTCAGAATCTCATCCGAGGCTACAGTAATTGTACCCGAGCCGGCCGTCTGGATATCAATCTCGCTTCCAGCCAGTGCCCCTGCACGGCTTGTAGACAGCTTGATCGAATTTGGGCTCTCGTTTACTACAAAGTAAGCAACAGTGGAGCTTAGTCCCCCGGGGACTGTCCCGGTTGAGCTTACTAATACTCGATCGCCTACGACAAAGGGGTGACCGTTAATGGTCAGCGTATTGCTTGCCTCGCTCACTGCTGTAACTGTCTGGGGTCGAGCAATAGTCAGAACCTGTGTTCCCTCGATGTTTAGCCCAATCTTCTCTGGCGCCGTTGCGAGCCGCCCGAAACCTACTGCAAACAGATTGGGATTCGGGGTGGCTATATGATTTTCTGTCCAACCAGATAGTGTGTTTAATTCAGAGTCCGTAGCCAACCCAATCACAAGATTGGATGTTCCTGTTGGGAGGGTTCCGTTTACCAGTGCTGCATTCAACTTAAAGCTAACTACAGCGTCGGTCGGGTTGTCTTCAGGGTTAATAAAGATCTGTGTCCCCATCGCATAGCTAAATGCCCGATCCTCCAAGTCGGTGGGCTGGCCGTTTGGCGCTGTGTTGATTAAGTCTGATCCGAGAACAGGCATTAGCTCACCCCGTTCGTGAGGTACAGGTTGACGGTCGGGGCGGATTGAATGCTGTAACTGTCAGAACTGGTACTGTTCACCAAATTCATCCATTCTGCATTGTATTCAACCGCCTTATCTAGGCGCGTGTAGCTGGCTTCAAATGGACGAGCTACGAACACAATTTCTGTGTTGTAGACAGGCTTGAGGCGGCTGGCTACATTCCTGGATAGGTCTAGTTCGTAGTGAGCGACAAGTGTATCGCCCGCCGTAATGCCTGCTGTGACAGGCGTTGTATTTACTTTAGCTGCTTTTAGCGTAAAGCCCCTGGGGCTAACCAGGGAGTGTACATAGTAATTTGTTGTACCCTTGCTGACTCTTTGCCCCACATAGAGCCTTTGTGGGAATGCAGCGGCGACAAGAATTTCCCCTGTCCCAGAGCTAAATGCTTCTACTGTCAGGGTGTCAGATTTCGTCGGGAATTCAGGTGGGCTATCAAATTCTGAGCTTATTTGCTCTCGTTGTCCGCCAAACAATGGTCTAAGATCAATTGTTGATCCGGCCGGACCAACTATGAAGCTGCCAAGTCTCTTTCCGTCCTTTACAAGTCGGTAGTCGTAAAAACTCACATCCAGTGACAGTAGATCTCCGCTTTCGTATCGTGTGTCTACTGTTAAATACTCGCCTGTCGGGTCCTCTTGTGTCAATGCAAATTCATTGCCGGCATCATCAAAGCTCGTGATAAGGAGCGGTACTAGATTCAGTGGGGATATGTAATCACCAGATCGATATGGCAGTTTCCCGTTAATGTGCCCGGCCTCTTCGGGCTCCACCATCGTGGGATCTTTCCAGATTTCGAGTTCCACCATTTCCGACGCCGTTGCGTTGAGCACGAGTGGATTCGTAACGAGCAGGTTCTCAACCAGAACGCCATCCGAGTTTGAAAATCTGGCTTTGCTCCTGAGTGTCATTACAGACTGCCCAGCGCCGCTGTAGTTCCCACCTATCACGGGCTCTACAGCTCGACCGAACGAGCCATCAACTGTAGTGATCTTGGCTTTGTCTTCTCCTCCACCATCAACAAGCACAGATGCGCCATAGCGCTCTATGTATTCCGACCTGGCTAGATTGCCACTGTTTGTTATCTCTACCCAGATTGGAAGGCTTGGTGTGCTTAAGGAAGGGGTGTCATATGTCCGGAATGAACCTGACCCATCTTCTTCGGTTAAGTCATTTCTTTTTTGACGATCAGCCAGGATTAGCTCGTGTGCCAGGATCCACCTTGCTCGCGGAATCTGAGTGATCGAGGTTGGGAGCTCCTCGTCCTTATCGACTAGGAAGAAATAGAAGCGGACGTCACTTGCTCCATACCACCCCCATTCGATGAGGGTCATGAAGGTTTTGCTGAGATCCAGCGTCTGTCTGGATTGACCCGAGCCATCGACGTGGTCACCGGTCCATTGCGACCGGGGGACCCGCGTCTCGTAGCGGAGCCCATTACCGCCGCTCGTTCTGTAAACGACCTGGAGGCGGTCACCTTCTCCGTCGCCGCTGCACTCCAAGAAGAAGCCGTCGTTGGGGTCGCCAACACCCCATAGGCGCTTGACGCTGACAGGGGTGGCCTCTGTCGACATACGCACCGCGAGGCTTGCGCGCACGATGCGGCCGGGTTGATAGCGATAGCGCTGTTTGGTGGCGATGCGGGCTCTTTGGAAGCCGCCCTCATTGCTGTTCAGGATTAGCTGAGCCGAGCTCGCTGCGGGATTGTATTTGATCTCCCCGTTTGGTGCTGCGGGGTAAAACGCGCTGGCTTCGGAGAGCTGGGTCCAACGGGCGGATTCGGTTCCGTCAATATTCGGCCGCTCGTTCAGGCCAGTCACGTCGTAAATCCAGTCCTCACTGGTGAGCTCGTAAGCGTCGTTACGGGTGAGGAAGTTGTAGGGACGGGTTGCTCGGGGGAAGCCGAGCATGTCCCTGTTCACCTCGCTGGGGAACCTGTAGTTATCGATGATGGGGAGGACCGCGCCTTCCCTTGGCATCACGATGGGGAGGCTCTGATCCCCTAGGGCTTGGCCAGAAGGAAACTCTGAGGCGGCCTGAACCTCAACCCCATTGCGTACAACACGTTTACGCCCGATGTCATCGGGGAGTTGATAGGCCGTTGTCATCAGCGCTGACCCCAGGTGAGGCTGGCTTTACAAGTATTTGTGGCGTTATCAACGGAGCGTGCTGCAATCACCAGAACGTCCCCAGCTGTACCGGATGCTGCGGTAGCTTCGCGAGTCAGGTATTGACGAGCAAATGCGAATATCTGAGTCAAGTCTACGTTGCTTGCGTCAGCATCACCGGTGAAGAATGAGGCAATTTGCTCCCCGCCAGTAAAGGCAGTAATTGCATTTGAGGGGCTGGCCGGTGAGTTGTACTCAATCGCCGAAAGCGTCCCTGTGCTGGAGAAAGCCGTGACAGGGTTTGTTGCCGCGTCAGTCATAGTCGCGGGGTTTTTGATCAATATAAATTGCGCTCTATGTGAGCTGACCATCGAAAGGATCAGCGGGAAGACGCGCATCAGGTTGCGCTTGGTCTCGCCCTGGTTGTTTGTGATGTTTTCCTTGATGCGGATAGCCAACAGAGGCTTGTAGCTTGCTGTATCAACTCCTGTAATCTTCGCCCCGTCTTGACTGTAGATCGAGAGCTTGCTGTAGTCGCCGCCATCGATGGAGATCTGGGCGCCGTATTTGCGCAGATAGGCGTTGGCCGACAAGGTGCCGGTCTTCTCCATCCGGAACTGCATGGGCAGCGTCGGGTTCCCCAGTGAGGGGTAGGGGATGCGGTCCGAGCAGTTCAGGTTGTGGGCGATGACCCACCTAGCAGTCTTTACGCTTTCACCCGAGGCCAGATTCGCGTCGATAGGGACGTAGAAAAGAAGTCGAGAACCCGTCCCGCCGTACCAGCCGTACTCAATACGGCACATAACCAGATTGGTGAGGCTCAGACGGTGCACTGAGGAGTTGTCATCGGCGCCTAGGAGCAGGGCACCTGCCTCCCCCACCATGGTGTCCCCGTTCCAGTAGCGGCGGGGGATGATCTCCTCCATCACCGTAGGTGATGAAGACACCAGTCTGTAAATGGTTCCGAGGTCGGTGCGGTTGGGTTGAGCGGCCAGGACAGCAGCATCGACTGTGAAGGTCACAGGGTCAGTCCCCTGTGCGGTGTAGCCGTTTAGGTGATCCTGGGGACGCTCGCCAGAGCTTGTGCGGCGAACGTAGTACAACTCGTCCCCGACAACGCGGAGGAAGTAGCCATCGGTGCCATCGAACATACCGAATTCGATGGTGGCGTTGGGATCTCGGCTCATCGAGATGCCAAACGAGGCCGAGGTGATGCGCCCGGTCTGATACGGGAATGCCTGTTTTGTAATCAGGCTAGCGATATTCCCGTTTGCGGCCGACGGCGTGATCAGGATCTCTGCTGCCGACTGCTGCAGTAGGTGGTTGACCTGAGTGACACGGGTGCCGCCTGTTAGCTGCTGGTTCTTAGCCCAGATGTTTTGGTCGATATCGATGAGGTTGGTGTCATCGAAGATCGCCAGGGGCGTTTGAACCCTTGGGATACCCAGCAAGTCGTCCCGCACTTGGGACGGTGCAGAGAGGTTGTCGAGAATGGGGATCGGGCTTTGATCCGACGCCACCACGACAGGGAGGGAGTTCGCGCTTGAGGCTTGACCTGCCGGAATTGGCGTAGTGCGGCCTACTGTAATTACGCTTACGCCTTCTTCAACAGTTGCCATTAGGGCTCAACCTCAGCTAACAGAATCTCGTGAGATACGTGGGATCACTTCAAGTGTTCCAATAGCCAACGTATCTTCTTTATACACCGATATTGTACCTGAGCTAGCACCCACAGAAAATACAGGTGCACCCGCAGTTGTGGGTACAAGCTCAAAAACTGTGCTGCTAATGATTGCCAGATCGTTGGAGTAGAAATTAACCCCGTCGTAAACAGTTTGCCCCGTTCCTGTGATCAGAATCTGATCACGCTCAGTCAACTTATGCGGAGTCGCGGTGGTGATGCGGACACGGTTGCTTGTTACACCGGCGGAGCTGGTGAAGGCTGTGCCCGAACTGACACCGTTGATGGTGGCCTGAGGGACGGTGTAGTACTCCCGTAAATCCCACAAGAACTTGCCTTGAGGTTCGTCCGAGGGGTCAACCCCGAATGAGATACCAGACTGGGAGATTCCGCGCTCTTCATAGGCGAGGGGGATGTTACGCCCGAGCGCCTCGGTCTGACGGCTGGTCAAACGGAGTTGAACGACGCCGGCGCTGGGGTCAATTTCAACAATGCCAAACGAGTCAACAGCAGCATCGGTTGTACTGTTGAAGTAGCGACGGATATCAGCTACGAGTACCGAGTTGCTGTAGTCATAGGGTGTACCCCATGGCTTCTCGATGTTGAGATACAGCTCGTCGAAGCTGTCCCCCTCGCGCACCGTAATCGCAATAGGGTCCAGTGCCATTGCTATTTAGCCCTTAACTTCTGGATCAGGCGCGCCCGGGGGTTGTCCGGTATATCTTCAACAGTCTGTGGAAGACTCGCTGTCTGCGCTCTATCTAACTTTAGCTGATGTAGCTCAAGCACAGACTTGTAATAGATATCATTTAGTTCGGTCAGCCTCTTGTTCTCCGCTTCAAGGAAGTTGATGCGCTCTTGGAGTGGTTTTGGTGGGACCGGGATGCGCTCATATACCTTCTTGATGATTGGTTCAGTGGCCTGACGAAGTGTCGCGATTTCTTTGTCGCGTGCGCTCAGTGCGCCCTCGGTTGACTTTTCCAACCCTTTGATTCGAGTGGATAATTTGTCGATAATCTGTTTTTGCTGCTCCAGTTGTGCCTGAATTTCTAACTTTTCAGCTAGAGCTTCAGCCAGTTCCCCTGCTAAGCGTCGATTGCTCACTGCTGTCAGAGAGTCCTTTCCGCTGTCGGGAATTGATTTAGGGTCTTGTGAGCGGGTGAGATTGACTTCGCCAGTATTCGGTATCCTCCACATTAGTGTGAAGATGGTGTCTCGAATATCGCCGTCATCCTTGAATCCTACGTTGTAGTACACCCCAGCAGGGGTAGGGGTTAACTCAATATCGATTTCACCGTTTATCACCGGGTAGTGCCGCTCGTATTTGTCCGCCCCAAAAAAAGGCCTTGAGGGCTTGATGCCTAGCACTCCGCACCTTCCATCCTCAAATATACGGCCAAATACCCTGGTCATTAGACCTCTCGGTAGCTAACTGTCATTCCAATTGTGCCGGCTGTACCTGCCCAAGTAATAACAGCGTTCAGCTTTTCACCCATGTCGGTCTGGAATACACCGAGCGGGTTGCTTATGGATACTGTCCCACGTTGAGCTAAATAGAAGTTACCGGTGACGTCATCAACTCCATCGGATTGGAATTTAATGCTGGCTTCCTGGCTTGCGCTCATTGTGATGCTCAGGATGCGTAACTTTTTTCCCGATACTAGTCCGATAACATCACCAGACGCATTAAGGTTGGCAACCTGTTGTTTCAGGTCATTGCTATAGATGTCATGGTAAGTCACAAAGGAATCCGTGACTGTACCTGCCCCCGACGCTTTTATGTAGGCGTCGTTACCGTTGGCGTCTCTACCAAAGAGTGACATTTAGATGATTCCCAAAAACGGTGTCATGTTCCTATACGCCCGTAGGTCGGCTGTAAACCCGTACAGCACTAACCAATCGGATGTCTCCCATGGCGATAATTCGCCTGAGCGTAAAGCTGCCCTAATCCTAACTCTAACGGCTCTTTCGAACGTAGTAGTCAGTTGGGCGCTATTCTGCCCGGACCTCCCCATGCTGAACCACTGATCAGGATCATCATCCGTCTGGTACTCAACTTCGTAGTGAAGTAGCCTAGTATCAGGGACGTACTGACCAAAAGTCGTTCCGGGATAGAGAAGGTCGGTTATTACAAATTCTCTATAGCCCAAGAAGGGCCAATTGATCGTGATCTTTGAATTGAAGCTCATTATGGGTTTACCAATAGCCCAAATGTAATCCCGCCTGGCAGGAGCTTCGGTGATCCGAGAGGGGAAAACAGATTGGTGCCTAATGCCGAGAGGTCATCCTTCGTTTCATCATTCATAAAGTCATACTTCCTTTGATCGTATTTGATGGCTACAACCTGATAGGTTCCGTTTGTCTCTTCTGTAACTTCTTGTACCCTGTATAGCCGGAACGCCTTATCATCGGATTCATCTACAAGAATCCATGAATGTAGAGTTGTGGGAGTTGAGCTGTAGGCGCTTGTAGAAATGATCCTTCCCGCCCTCCCTGTAACACTGGCTTTCATGCAGACTCCAGTTGAGCCGTACACATACATTTGATAACCGGTATAGCTGCCGCTGGGTAGATCCCGGTCAATGGTCACGGATGTAGTAGATGCTGAACTTACCCTTCCGCCATAAGTGCCGGGGGTCTTATAGCCATCCGCGATCATGATGATATCTCCTGGCAGCAGAAGAATTCCCTCGCTCGCCACCTTGAATGAAACTGTTTCTGTGTTGTATATGTTGCTTGCGATCGTATATCTCCCCAGCCGCTTAGCTTGTTTCTTATCTGTGCAGCCCAGAGCCCTAATTTGCACAGGGCGATAGCCGTAGCGCTCTATACCCTCCGGGTGGTTAACGGCTACCTTTGTCTCTTGATAAAAACGATTCGGGTCTATAAAGCTAACATCTGCAACTGTGCGTCTTGCTGCTTTCGCTACCCCTTCATAAGTGAAGCATGGGGATTTGACCTCACCCTTTTCATCCTTCTCTTGAATCACGTTTGATTCAGTAAACAGTTTTATGTCGGCTTCTGACGTATATGGTTTGTCCACAACTACTCCAATCTTTCCGCCGGCGTAAAATATCTGCGCCTGGAATACTGCAGCAACGCCCTTGATCAAGTCGTAGGCATCCGATGACCCATCAATGACCCCATTAAATGTGATCGAGTTATCTTCGCAATACTTAGCGGCTTCTCTGAACGAAGCAAGATCTACATCCGACATTAGAATGCCGGGTTGGATGACTGTCCCTCCACTGCCGCTGCTTTTTGTGTATTTCCTACCACCCGTGCCGTATCTGGGGTTGGTCAGCAAGTCTAAAAGTACGTACGCGGGGTTGGTGCTGTAGGCATAGCTAATCGTAAGACTGCTGCTTATTGTTGGAACCTTGAGGCCCTTGCACTTTGCGTAAATTGTCGGCATCTGCGTGAATTCTGACACGTCGAACTTCAGCCCCAGAAGAGAGGTGTTGGGGTAGAGCAGCTTTTCGCTCCACATAATGTCTGCTGATACAAATGTGACATCGCCTTTAACCCACTGCCAGCTCGTACTGCTCTTATCACCTGCTGAATTTTCAGGATCCGGTGGGGCTCCCCTATCTAGTCTGGTTATGCGGATACTTATAGGCTGCTCGACGCCACTGATGTCAACTTCGAGTATCTGAAGTTTTGCTGCTTTTACCGCCCCTTTGTTCCCCCATTCGTAGATCTCGCTAAAAAATGTTGTTCCCGTTCCATCAATACAGTCGACAATGTATCTGAGAAAGTTGGTTTTGCCCCTCGTCGTGTAATCAACATATTTTGTCCATGCTGTACCCTCAGCTCCATAGCTATTGATGCAGTAGCAAGGACCGTACTGCAATCTAATTTTCAATGTGTCAGCGTAGGGCTGTTGAAAGGAGCGGATGATTTGCTGGTTGGGATCTGAACCATCCATTGCTTGCAATGACGCGCCTGCTGACAAGTGAAAGCCACCAGACTTAACGAACGAGCATGGTTGAGCGGTTTGCGCCCCGTCTGTAAGCTCAATGTTGTCGACACTCGACGAAGCCAGGCGGGCTCCGTTTAGATATATGTTGTCCTTAGCGTCACCCGCAAGGCCCTCGATCTGACCTTCAGAAATTACGCCCAGATAATAGCCTTTGTTGTCATCGATGTAAGACGAGATAACGGGAATGCTCTGACATAAGAAGGTTCCGTACAGAAGTGGTATAGGGGTACCAGCGTTTGCTGTGGCGATTGCCCCATCGAATACGGCGTCATCAGCTTCTTTGCCTTCAGTGTAATTATCACCCTGCGGAGTACCTGGACTCAGAAGACCAGCAACACCCGTGAATAGTAAACCAAAGCCTAACGCGGCAATCGCTGTCTGAATCCCCGCTGAAATTGTGCCCGCAGCGCCAAAGGCAACCAGGCCAAATCCTGTAAAGGCAAAGACAATCAGAACAATGCCTAGGAAAATGTTCAGAATATCCTTCCACTCAATTGCGCCTGTGATTACTGGTACTAATACAAGTTCAGTGCAGTTCATCCCCAGTTCTTCCGCACTAACTCCTTCCCTATTACGGTTGGTTAGTACGCGCCAATAGATCCCGCACTCATGGGAGCCCTCCATAAAAGTGCGGAATCCTGGGATCTTGTGGCATAGAGCTCTTATAGCGTCATTGGGGTTCTGGACGTTGAGGTTGTACTCTCTCCCGAATTTCTTGCCTGCGACGCCCTCGAGGATGATCTTCATGATGAGCCTAGAATCTTCTCGTAGACGGCTAACCCTTCTTCTGCAGACCAGCGCTCCAGTCTGTCAGCCTCTACTACATATAGGTAGGAGACCAATTCCATATTGGCAGCTACAGCAATATCGTGATCGCTAAACCCTTTCATGCCTTTAGGGTGCGAGTGAAATATCTCCTTTGGCCTGTACTTCATGTAGTCCTCGGCCGAGAGAACAAAGCTGACATCTGGCCTGTTAGATGTGTTCTCACACCGGATCGCTTGGTCACCCACAATGCACCCGCACGCTTCGTCCGGAAGCGCTGCGAGCGCGTGCTCAGCAATCTCCCTATAGAGCTTCATGAGGTGGCGGCGGGGAATCCCCCGAATGGGAAGGGCTCAGAATTTCTCTCTTTACAGTCTGATAGGGTTTTGGCGCATGTGGTTTTAGATGATGTGGATCCACATTCAGGACTTCCGTACGCAAAAGGGCAGTAGTTGGAATATAGCTTCCTTGAGGGTATTTGTAGCCCCTCCAAATCCATTGCCGACGCTAGTTCGTAGATGACACCCAGATTTGTTTCTTCTGTCTTTCTATTGAAATACCAAAGTTCTGGCGCGAAGACTGCTGACGGATCGTAAGTTGATACACTTGTGCCGCCAACCGAATGTAGGTATTTAGCGTAGGTCCGAATCCGCCAAAACTTAAATCCTATGAGATCTTCAAAGTCATAGGACAGATTTGTTAACTGACCGTCGACATTACCTATTGCAACCTTGGGGTTTGGGAGCCTGTTGCTGCCTGTGAGCTTAAAGTCGGTCGCGGCTATTGGGACTGGTTGGTAATTAACCAGCTTCGTGCTGTCTATTCTCTCGTCAATAAACTTGACCACCTTACCCCCCGTTTGTTCCGGAGAGACCAAGTAGATCTTCCCGCCCCAGGAAGTGCTCAGATGGCTTCCGTCAATTATGTACAGGTTTACTAGGGCGTCCTCTTTCATTAGTTAATCCCTCGCAACTCCTGTACCAGTGAGGCCTTAAGGACACCAGGCTTGTTCATGCTCAGTGCTGCTGTCTGCGTGTACCCGTCCCAAGGCCCTTTTATAGACGTTGTGTTCAAGACAATGCTGGCCGCTGCCTTTGTGTCATCTTGATATTCTTTTAGGCGGTCTTTGTAATCCTGTAGTGCACCGCCTACGGAATCATCCCAAGCCTTGCCTACTAGTTTGCACATGTGAGCCTGCCAGTCTGACAGCCCCCCTTTACCCTCATGGGCAACTGGGGAAATGCCAAAACCTTCGTAATAGTCAGTCTTGCCGTCCCAGCCACCGTACAGCACGCCTAGAAGGGTACTGTCCTGATGGACTTTCTTGGTCCCTCGGCTACTGAATAAACTGTTGTATGCTCCACCATCCTCCCCAGCAGCCAGATCAATCCAAGCCGCTCCTCTAACGCTTAGAAATCTAAACAGAGTTGGTACATCCGACATTACGAATGTATCTGGATCTTCCACTTCGTCTGTGTGGATATATGGGTACCCACCGCTCGGTGTGGATTGGGGTGTGTTTTCCCAGCCCATGTCTATCCAGAAGCAATTTGCAGTGCTTTCTGCTAACTCATTGACGCTACCAAAACCATACGACGTGATAACTGAGGGACTGGGATAGTCGTTGGATTTAGCTACTGAACCAGAATCGTTGTAGATCTCGGTATATCTCCAGGGTTCAGTCCCTATTTTGCTGTCGTATATCTTTTCTACTTCTGCAGCTGTTATGTCTTTAATCTTGCCTGGGTAGCCATTTATCAAATCTCTCCGGAGGTTGTAGAAGTCAGTCTCCGCTTCCTCTAACACCTTGATGGCATCTAGTACGTCAGTTGTTTTAGGCAGGGTGACGTCAAGGGTGCCGGTATTCACAACAGGGTAGCGTGCCATTTCTACGGGGCGAATGCTTCTTGGAGTGTAAAAGTAAATATGTGGCGTGCTGTTGATGGAAGCAACTGTTCGGTGTACGAGCCGTTCTTTAGTCGGTAGCGCTTTGACGTAGTTGAAAAGGGGCTAAGCGTAGCTACAAAGTAATCACCTGTAGCTACTGAGTCCAAGTTTGTTTTAAGTGTGGAGGCGTCACTGGAGGACAGCGGCTTAGTGGTTATTTCGTACTCTGTCGATCTTGAGTTGATGCCATCTTTTTGAATCTGCTCATACCCATCGCCAAAACCGTACTTCTTAACCCTGTGGAAAACCTTTTCGCTGACGTTGATAGTCAAGTCAAGGGATAGTGCTTTATCGGCCACTCAGCATGCCTCCAGGACGTTTCTCTTCAAGAATTACGCGCTTAACTGCATTATCAAGAGCTTTACCGAGTTTACCGGCCTGATCCCCTCCCATTTCAGTCTCGGTCTTGCCGGAGCTTTCTACGTTCACGGTGATATTTGTTGTGATAGGGCCTGTTCCACCGCCCTCTCCACGCATTTCTACGGGAATCGCCTTGCCGTTGGGGAGCGGAACAATGGCCTCGTTATAGGCACCTTCCCCTACCAGGCCCAGAGTTGGCTTCTTAACCACACCACCAGCAGCAAAGGGTTGGAAGCCCCCTACTAGCACGTTCCCGTTCTTACTAAATACGCTGGCGAACCCAGCACCTGAACCCATGAACATATTTGCGCCGCTGGCTGATGCACCTGACGTGAGCAGGCTGTCCATTTTGAAGCCAGCGCTGCTGTCTCCGCCAAACAGCCCTCCCAGCATTCCACCGCCACCGCCTCCCATCGTGTTGCCAAAGAGGCCAAGCAAGGATTTGAGGACGAGCATCTTGATCATGTCTGCAATGATTTTCTGTGCCATTTGGAAGAATGAGTCGGCAATGCTTGTGAACATGTCAGCCAGCACTTCTTTGATCGTCTTTGACCCCGTGAGAATGTCTCGGACACCGAATGAGAACGCCTGTCCAACGGCCTGGCCTACCCCAGACGCCACATCACTCAGCATCTGGAATTGATTTCGCATGGCCTCAAACTCCCCTTGACGCTCTGCATCAAAGAGTTTCTGTTGCCGGAATTCTTCAAATTTTGCCCTTAGTTCGTCATATGCTTCACCGGTGCCAGTACGCCAGTCTGCATTTTCCTGGTCTAACCTTGCAGCCTCAGAGGCAATTGCTCCCTCGGCTAGAATCCTTTGCTGTTCCCGAGGGTCGTAATATGTTTGCGCCTGCATCTCGGCATTTCCTGTGATGATTCCCTGAGTCGTGCCAAGGGAACTCTGACGGGTCTTATTCATCAAGTCGATGATTGCCGCTTTTTGACGCTCTGCTTCGAGTGCCTGCAAACGAAGCTGCAGCTCCGTATCGAGTTGTTCTTTTGTACCTCCAGGTCCATAGAAGCGCTTCTTAAGCTCTTCTTCGATTTTCTTGAGCTTCTCAGCCGTCATGCCCCTTTGCTTTCCAGCCTCCTCGATGGCTTCAGCCATCTCGCGCTCGTAGATTCTCAGTTTCGCTAGCTGCTCCCCGTAAATAGCTACCTTGTCAGGATCCATGCCTTCCTTGGCCGCTGTTGCAAACGCCTGGACCTGAATAACGACGTCCTTGAACTGCTCTACTGGAATCTTGGGCGCAAGGGTCTTGAAGAACTGCTCCAGGTTCTGTTGGTCAGTTATCTGCTGATTCAGACGCTCAAACTGAAGTAACTGATCATTCAATCCAATCAACCCGCGCTTAGCCGCCTCGACCCCAGCAGTTGAAGGGGCAGCGACTGCCCCGGTGTCCATCGACGGGCGAGCAGGAGCGGCGCCTGCAGCGGTGGCTTTGCTGCCTTGTTGGAGGTGCAGGAACCGGTTGCCCAGCCCGAACCCAGAAGCTGCCGTGTAACCGCCACCACTGGGATCAAAGCCCACCTGACCCACAGGCACCGGAATCGGTGTGCCCATGGGGACTGCGATGTCGATAGCACCGCTGCTGGCGCCTCTTGCGCGACCGCGAGTCGAGTCGTGGGCTTCCTGCTCCAACTTCAGGAGACGACGGAGCTCCCCGGAGTCGGTGACCCTTGTGATGTCCTTGTTGATGTTGGACAGCACCATGTACTTGACGCCCATCTGCTGCCAAGCCTTGATGATGGCTTCGGCCTCTTTGATTACGTTCTCCCTATTAGGCCCACGGATGTCGAGGTGGGGACCAGTGCTACGTCCGCTGCTTCCGACACGGGCGGTGGCTCCTGCAGCGCCGGGGAGCATCACCCCACCAGCGCCTGGGTTGCCGCCCATGTTGGCGAGTTCTTGCTGCTTTTTGACGTAGTCAGCAGCGTCCATGTCGATCTTGGCACCCTGCTTTTTGAGCTCCAGGATCTTTTGGGCGATGTCGAACTTGTAGTTCTCGATCTCTCTTTCGATCTCAGCGGCACGGATTTGGAATTCTCTCCGCCGTGCCTCGATATTGGTTTCGCCTTTCTCCTTTTCAACTAGGTAGGTGTTCAGCGCCTCCAGTGCTGCAGCAGAAGCGCCTTCCTGACCGTCGATCAGCTTCCGGTTGTAGATATCCAGCTGGCGAATCCTTAGCTCTTCCCCGGCTTGGAACACCTCGATTTGTGCCCGCGCCAGCTCCATGCGGGCACTGAATTCGGCGTTTGCGACCTCGCGGCCGAGCTGTATTTGCTGCTGAGCCAGCTTTTCATTCTGGTCGCTGAGAGCTTTGGCCCGTGTTGTGACCTCCTCTTGAAGAGCTTCGCGCTTTTTTGTCTTCTCGTATGCGGTCAGGGTATCTGTGTATTCCTTTTCCGCAGCAAAGCGCGCGCCTACCTGCTTTTGTAATTCTGCTTCCCTGCCTCTAATTGCTTCCTTGAGTGCATTTATGCCACTAATATCCAGCCCAAATGCGAAGCCTTCTCTATCGGCAAGTTCCTTTTTAAGCTTTTTGATTTCTTCGATTAGATCCTCTACCTTCTTGTCTGCTTCGGCAAAGGCTTCTTTTTGTTCGGATAATTTTGCGGTAACAATGCTTTCTGCCAGTTCTCTCTGAGCGCGTGCTGCCGCTGAGGAATTTTCATCTACTTCTCTTAGCCTTCCGTTCAAATCCTTAAGAGCGTTAGCAGCTCTCTTGTCGCTCGCGACTTTCTCCTGAGCGCGTTGCCAACGGCCAAAAGCATCAACTATTGCCGTAATTGACAATTGTATAATGAGCAGGACCGCGTTGAACTTCAGGACGTTCAGCGCAAGTGCCTTAACACCATTGCCTAGGGCGTTGGCAGCGACGTTTGCGGTCGCCATCGACGTACCTGCCGTTTTCGCGGCAGCACCTGATGCTGTCAGGGATGCAGCCAGCTGATTGATGGCTGGGATCGCGACCCCTAACCGGGCCACCAGGGCGGTGATGGATTGCCCTAAGGCGTTCATCAGCGTCCCGGCTGCTATCAGCGCCTGGCCGAGTACTCTGGCGATAGCTGTAGCTGCCGTCGTGACAGCGGCGACCACGCCCCTCCACATCTGCGTGAAGGCCACGCCGGTGGCTATGAGCTTCACAAAGCCCATGACACCCACTGTCTCCAGCAGCTTGAACTGGGCCGCCAGGGAGCTGAAGTACTGAACCGCAGGAAGCTCCAGGAATTGTCCGTAGAGCTGGAGCAGTGACGAGGTCGCAGAGATCAGTGGCTGTGCGGCAGCCAACAGGTTTTGGAATGCCTGCAGGAGCTGCTGGAACACTTCAACCTTCAGGCCCACGAAGCCTGCTGCGAGCCTCCCCAGTCCCTGGCTCAGACTGGCGATGCTTTTCACCAGTAGGTCAAAGACGTTCCGCAGCGGCTCAGCGACCTTGGCTGCCAGAGCCTGGATTTTGGTGGCTACACGATCAATGGTCTGCGCGGCGGCATCAGCTGCCCTCTGGGCTTGAGCGTTACCTCCGCTAAAGGAGCGCGCATTCCCGATGGACTGGGTGCCAATAATTGATGCTGCGCCGGCAAAGCCCGAGCCGAGGGCCTTGGCGGCATCCATCGCTTGCTTCTTGACGCCGCTCAGCAGGTTGTAAACCTTGTTCAGCCCTGCGACGAGGGGATCTACGAGTGGTGCACCGAGATCCTTCCCGATCAGCTCTGCAAGGTCGCGCAGGTTCGAGGTGACACCGCTGAACGTCTTGGCTGCAATGGCTTGACCGGCTACAGCCGTAGCCAGCCGCTTGTTCAGGAAGCCAACGACACCCTCAGTGCTCTCCTTGGCCTTTTTGACGTCTTCATTGGTGATTCCCAGCGCTTTAGCCAGGTAGGAATCAGTGGTGATGTCACCGCGCAGGATTGATCCGATCTCTTGGCGAGCCTGGTAGAGCGGGATGCCAAAGGTTCCCAGTGCGCCGGAGAAGGCAATCGCAAGGTCTTCCGCGTCCTTGAGGCTCCCTCCGATGGACCCGACCTGTTGGGCCACCATGCCGAAGACTTCGACGACCTCACCGCTGGTAACGCCGGCAAGGTCCAGTGAGCGCTTACGGATGCTCTCGATCCGCTTTTCAATCGCCCCTGTCAAGGCCACGATGGCCTTGTAAGGGTCCTCGATCTTCCTTCCACCCTGGAAGACGTCGTTGGTTGAGGCGAGCGCGGTCTGAGTCTTGAGAATCTGCTCTCTGAGAGCGATCTCCTGCCCGATGGTGGCCTTGAAGAAGCCACCGAAGGCGCCCTGTAGCGCGCCTGTGATCTGCTGGAGGCCGTACAGAGCAAAGCCAACCTTTGCCAGGCTGTTGGTCAGCTTTGCGACTGCGCCAACGGAACCCTCAAAGCTGTTTTTGAGGATATTGCCGGCCTTGGAAGCATCCTTCAGATCCCGGCTGATTTGAGGGA